CGATATTCGGGACGTCTACTCGGAGGCCTTGGGTAACGGTTTCGACACGAAGGCCATGCGAAAGATCGTGGCGATGCGGCGGAAAGACCACGCGCAGCGCAAGGAAGAGGACGCGATCTTGGAGCTCTACATGCAAGCCTTGGGGATGACGTGATGCTCGCGGTTCTGGACGCCGCCCTTGAAGGGCTGGCCCGCGAATTGATCGCCGACGACGTCGGCGCCGACGAATTGCCGGCGGAGCTCCGCGCCCGCGGCATCCACCCGCTGGCGTTTTCGGCCGATGCCGTCGGCGCCCGCATGGCCGCGATCCGCCTGGGATCGCAACCGGTGAAAGGGGATCACCATGGGTCCGACGACGCTCTATCAACGCGCCGCTGAAATTGCGGCCGCACTTTTCCAGGAAGGGGTTCGGCCGCGCCCGATCGACGGGCTGGCCTCCGCGTTGCTCCGGCTCGGCTACCGCGATTGGGCGCTGGACACCTGGCGGTTCGAGCGGATCCGCGACGCGCTGCGCGATGAGCACGGCCGGCATGCCGGCGTCATGCGGGTGATGCGCGACGGGAGGCCGGAATGATTGCGGGAGACCCGGTTGCCGAAGTGGCGCGGTTGCGGGCGGCCCTGGCAAAGGTCCAACAGATCTCGGGCCTCATGAATTCGATGCGGGCGGTCGAGATCCGCGAAATCGTTCGTGAGGCACTGGCGGTGCGCCGGACCCCGCCGCAAGGCGCCCCGCCGTCGCCGACCACCGGCATGGTCGGCGAGGTCAACACCAAGCGCAGCGCGGAGCTCGACCTGGCTGTCGAACGCTGGCGGGCTCGGCTGCCGAACGGCGAAGGGGAATTGTGATGTGGTATCTGCAACTTGGCGTTCAGTTTGCCTGCATTGTTGCCGCCGCCATGTGGGGGCTGGCGAAGTCGTTCAACGGCGGGGCCTTGCGGCGCTGCGACGCCAACGAAGCCGGGAAGAGCGCGGCAACGGCGATCATGTTCATCATCGCGGCCATTGCGATGGCGTTCATCGCCGGCCGGTGGAGCATGGGCCATGGCTGACGTCCGTTGCGCGGAATGCGGCGGCAAGGCCCGCCGCGTCACCGGCGCCGATATCTACGGGCATCGCCGCGACCTCCACTACAAGGTGATGTGGCGGTGCGATTGCGGGGCCTACGTCGGCTGCCACCCCGGCACCAACACGGCGCTCGGCACCTGTGCCGGCCCCAAGCTGCGCAACGCGCGCGAGTATGTCCACTCGGTTCTCGACCCACACTGGCGCAGCGGGCAGGCGTCGCGAGACGAGGTCTACGCGTATCTCCGCGCCCAGATGGGGCTGACCCCGGCGACGTGCCACGTCGCCATGTTCACCTATGAGCAGTGCCGGCAAGCCTACAGGATCATGAAGGCCGCCCGGTTCGAACGTAAACCATTGGAGACCAACGGATGAGCAACCGGAAACCCCCGCGGCGCCCCTTCGCGGCGTCGCCGTTCTCCCCGCCAAACCAACCGCTGCCGCCGTCGCCGCCGCGCCTCATTATTGATTTCGGCCCGGCGGCTGAAGCCCGGCAGGCGGCCCTGGCCATTCGGGAAGCCGTCATGTTCGCTGCTGGCGCGGCGACGGCGTCAAACCCGATCGCTGATGGCCTCGGGCTGCATATCCCGTTGGCGATGCAGGCAAGCTTGGTTCTGATCTCCGCTGCGGAAAGGGCGGAAAAAGACCACGCGCGGCGCGAAGAGGAAGAAAACGCTCGGCGCGCCCAGCTGTCGGTCCTGCAGGTGGACCGCAACAAGATGCACGACGCCCTTCTCGAAGTCAGCCAGTTCGTGGTCGACGCCGCGAAGATGGAGGGCGATGAAATGGTGCGGCGGATCGCGAGGCTGCAAGAGCTGATGGGCGAGCTGTGGGGCGGCGGCAACCCATGACAGACGCCGAAATCCGTTCGATCCGCCAAGAGATCGCCCAGATCCGGGCGGAGCTCGAACACATCAAGTCGGCGTTGATGCCGGCGAAACCCGTTGTCAGGATCCCTGGGGTTTCGCCGACGCAGCTCGCCATCCTGGCCACGCTCGCCAGCCGCGCCGCGGTTTCCGAAGCCGGGCTTAGGGTCATCATCGGGCACGACGGCACCGATATGCAGCCAAAGAACATTCACGTCCACGTCAGCCGGCTTCGCCAGAAGCTGGCGCCCTACGGGATCACCATTCCCCGCCGGGTGGGCGACGACCCCTATCAAATGTCGGAAAGAGACCGCCAAGTCATCCAGTCCTGGCTGGCCGGGCAACCGCCGGAACGGGTTGCCGCCCGATGAGGTTCGGTTCGGTCTGTTCAGGCATCGAGGCGGCAAGCGTGGCCTGGGCGCCGCTGGGGTGGACGCCGGTGTTCTATGCCGAGAACGCCGCGTTTCCGTCAGCGGTTCTGGCCCACCGCCACCCGGAGGTTCCCAACTATGGCGACATCACGCGGTTCAAAGAATGACCCGACGCAGATATCGATGTTCTCGTCGGAGGCACCCCCTGCCAGTCGTTCTCAATTGCAGGACTTCGGCGCGGTCTTGTTGACCCACGCGGGAACCTCGCCCTTACATATCTGGCGATCCTTAATCGCTATAGGCCTCGTTGGGCGATCTGGGAAAACGTCCCTGGAGTCCTGTCAAACAACGTCGGGCGAGATTTTGTAGCCTTCATCGGGGGCATGGTCGAGCTCGGGTATGGCTGCTGCTGGCGAGTGCTGGACGCTCAATACTGCCGAGTGGACGGATTTCCTCGCGCCGTGCCACAGCAACGCCGCCGTGTGTTCGTTGTCGGATATTTTGGTGACTGGCGAGGTGCCGCCGGAGTACTTTTTGACGCCGCGAGCCTGTCGCGGGATCCTCCGCCGCGCCGCGAAGCGGAGGCGCGTGCTGCCAGACCTCTTGCAGCGGGCACTGATGGCAGTGGCGGATACCGGAACGACGCCGACACCGCCGATCAAAACCTGATTGCAGCCCCCAAAGCGGCCACGCTGGCCACAACGATGAACGCGGATTATGATGGCCGCGAAAGCCATTTGGTCGCCTTCGGCGGCAACCGAACCAGCGCCAGAGACGTCGCCACCGCACTCACCGGGCACCCCAGCCCCCACGGGCGCCTCGACCCCGGTGTCGAAACCCTGATTGCCCAAGACGTCGCCGCCACGCTGACGCGCGGTGCCGAAAGCCAAGGGCGCGGCGGCTACGCCGGGCGCCGGCAGGAGGACGACGTCAATCTGGTGGCGTTCTCGCTTACCGCGGCTATGGCGAAGTCGGCCAGCCGGATGCCCCGCGAGCAAGGCGCGCTGGTTCCCTACGACGTCGCGCATACCCTTCGGGCGGAAGGGTTCGACGCCACCGAGGACGGCAGCCGGCGCGGGATCCCGTTGGTCTTGGGGCTCAATGGGCGCCAGGACCCCAACTTCTACGGCGAGAAAACCGGCGCGCTCGACACCGATCCCGGCACCCAGATTGTTGCCTTCCAGAACCGGTTTCGGGGCGACGACGGCCGCGGCTACGACCGGGCGCCGCCCGGCGTGGTCGACCGCACCGGCACCCTGGAAACCGTGAAGGCATGGAACATCGCCGGCCCGATGGGAGTGCGGCGTCTGATGCCGGTGGAATGCGAGCGGTTGCAGGGCTTCCCTGACGGCTACACCGCGATTCCCTACCGCAAGAAACCCGCCAAGGACGGCCCCCGGTATCAGGCCCTGGGCAACAGCATGGCGGTCAACGTGATGCGATGGCTGGGCCGTCGCATCGAATTCGTCGAAACCATCATGAAAGGCGGATCCCCATGATCGAACCGAACCCCCAGGTCGTCGCGCTTCACCTTGGCCAGCTCCGGCACGGCCTGATGCAGAACGTTCGAGCGCCGGCCAAGGCCGACCCCGGCCTCGTCAACAGCATCCGGCGCCACGGCCTCTTGCAGCCGTTGCTGGTGACCCCGGAGGCCGAAGGGCTCTACATGGTGGTTGACGGCGGCCGGCGGCTCGCCGCCCTGTTGGCGCTGCGCGAGGAAGGCGCGTTTCCCGAAGGCGGCACCGTGCCGGTCTTGATCGATGATCGAGGCGACGGCCTTGACCTGGCGCGTTCGCTTGCCGCCAACACCGACCGCACCGCGTTGCACCCGGTCGAGCAACACGCCGCCGTGGTGCAGCTGCTGGCGCAAGGCCGCGCCATCGAGGAAGTCGGCGAGGCCCTGGGTCTCACCGCGCGCGAGGTCAAGGCACGGCTCGCCCTGGGCAAGCTCCACCCCAACGTGCGCGAGGCGTGGCGCGGCGGCATGATCAACGAGACCGCCGCCAAGGCTCTGGCGATGCTGAAGCCGGACCAACAGAAAAAGCTGCTGGCGAAGGCTGGGAAGCAGAAGGCGCTGTCGATTTCCGACGCGGTGCGAGAGCTCGCGCGTGATGCCAACACCATGATCCCGGTCAACGACTCCCGCGTGCGATTCGTGGGGCTCGAAGCCTACACGGCGGCCGGCGGCGGCACCGTGGACAGCCTGTTCAGCGACGACGTCTGGCTCACCGATGGCGATGTGCTAAACGACTGCGTCGAGATCCGGTTGCAGAAGGTTGTCGCCAAGCTGGTCGGTGATGGCAAGTTCGGCTGGGGGCTGACGGCTCGGCAAGCCGACATGCAACATCCGAACTGGCGGCACGTCCAGGTTTTTAACAGCGTCATCATCGAAACCCCAGGTGACGCCCAGGACGAAACCGGCCCGGCCGCCGAGGCCGCCTTGCGGTTCATCGCTGGGATCCCGGAAGCGGAGCGTGCCGAATACGGCGTCGTCGCCGCCGTGGTTTTGGGCGCGCTGGGCTTTTATTACGGCTTCAAGCAACCGCCCGACAACGGACCCGACCTCATCGGCTGGGAGCCAAAGCCGGCGGCCCCGGCGGAGGCCGAAGCCGCCGCGGCCGCGGAGCCCGGCACGTTCGAGGAACCCGACGACGACGATGCCTACGATTCGGAGCCCCAGATCTCGCCGCCGGCACCGAAAGCGGCCAGGAAGACCGCGAAGCCGGAAGCTACGGCGAAGCCGCCACGGCCGCGGCTCGGTCCCGCCGCCGAGGCGATGTGCGCCGGGATCCGTGCCGCCATCATCAGGTCGTCGTTGAGCCAGCCGATGGCGCTGGCGTTGCTGTGGCTGCAGCTGCGAGCCGGCAACACGCCGTTGCGTCTGACCGCTGGTAACGGCACCGAACCCGGCACGCCGTTGCCGGCCGGGGCGCCCCGAAAGTTCCTGCTGAACGCGATGGGCATGACGCCGGATGCCGTTATTGATGGCATCCACGAAGAGCTGCTGAAGATGATTTCGTTGACGCCCGGCGCCGGCGACCCGCCGATCGACCCCGATGTGGCTGCCTTGCTTTGGGATGACGTCGGTTCCCGTGCCGCGGAGGACCGCGCCCGCCAGCTCTTCGATGCCAGGATCTACGTGGCCGGGATGACGAAGGAACAGCTGGTCGATCTGACCGCCGAGATCGGCGTGCGACCGAAAGCCAAGCTGCCGAAGGGGCTGGACGCCGTCCGCGCCGCCGTCGTTGACGATATCGCGACGGCGAAGTGGCTGCCGCCGGAGCTGCAGCCGGAATACTGATGACGGTCGAGCCGTCACCGCGTAGCATGGTCGGGCATCAGGAGGGTGCCCGACTATGTACAGCAAGGAACTCGAACAAGCTTTCCAAACCTACCTCGACAGCGAGGTCCGCAACACGGCTGCCGAGATCCAGCGCGCCGCGATGCGCTATCCGACCGGTGCCGGGTCCTTCCGCGAGATCGTGGAGGGCAAGTTGCGCGCGATGGTCACCAACATCATGGAATTCACCCTGCCGAAAATGGCGGATGACGACGGCCCCGCGCCGGGCCAGGGAAGCCCGCCGGCTGGCGCCGCCGCCGCGCCGCCCGATACCACCGGCGAGCCCGCCGCGCCGGCCCAGCCCCCGGTTCCGGTGGATCCCGCCGGCTCCGGCGAGCCCCCGGCGCCCCCCGAACCGCCGACCCCGCCGCTCGAAGATGGAAGTTGACAACTAACATTGATGAACCTACCAATGCGGTGTCGCCGGAAGGGGTTTCGGCGACACCAGCGAGGCCCCCATGAATCCCGAAAATCCCCACGAGAGCGCCGATGTTTTGTCGGCCAAAAAGCTCGGCGCCACCATTGCTGAAGAGGTCGGCCCCATCATCAAGGCCCATCTGGATGGCGTCGACCCGGTGGTTGCCTTCGGAGCCCATGCCAGCATCATTGAGCTGATCGTGGAGTCCGGCGTCGAGCACGCCATGCGCTACGTCTCGCCAAGCGGCCTGACCCGGACGCGATCGCATGCCCTGTATGTGCTGTCGCAAGCGATTTCCAAATCCATCGACCGGGCGATGCTCCGCGCAATCATCGACGGCAAATAGCGCCCGGCATGCCGCCGTTCCGGTGGCCCTACCCGTTGACCTTGCCGTCTGGCACCGAGGTCTGGCGGGACACCCCGGATTTCGAACGCGCCGCCGGCCACTGGTTCCGCGCCGGACACGACACCAAGGCCATCGCCGGCAAATTGTCGCGATGGGCGAGAACCAAAATCCCCGAATCCGTGGTCGCCAATGCTGTTGCACGAGACCGCGAACGGCGAAGAAAGAGGCCCCCCAATGCCAGAACGCCATGATTACGAGATCGACACCGGCATCCCGGTGCCGCCGGTCGAGCGCCGCGAACAACGGGTTGCGCGGCGCTACCCCTTCAACCTGATGAAGCCCGGTGACAGCTTCTTGATCCCGGCGGAAACCGACCAGGACGCCCGCGCCGCACAAGCCGCCGCCATGTCGGCGTGGCGGCATCGCCGAGACACCGGTTGGGAATTCACGTCGCGCCGGGTGGCTGAAGGCATCCGGGTATGGAGGACGAAATGAAGCTCAATCAATCAATGCAGCGCGGCGCCAAGCTCTGCCCTTGCGGGTCCGGCTTGGAGCGCCGTGAGCTCTGCGACGCCCGCGGCATCTTCTGCTGCTACGTCTGCGACAGTTGCGAACGGGAAAAGCGCGCTGGCTACGCCCCCGGCGTTCTCACCGACCGCAACTACGAAGCCGAAGACCTCGGCGACGACGACGAAGCCCGCGAATCCGAAAGGGCATGGTGCGATGACTACTGACGATTTCCCGACGCTGCCGCCCGACGCGTGCTTCTACACCCCTGGGGGCCGCTGCAAGCTGTCCTGCCGGCCGTGGCGCTGCGAAATGGCGCGACTGCGCGACGGCGCCTACGCCGCGATGCAGCCCGGCTTCAAGCCGCTGCCGATGGGGTGCCTGCATCCGGGATCGCTGCCGGAGCTCCGCGCCGCCCTGACCGATCCCGACCGGCTTCACGGCGCCTTCGTGTTCAGCGATGCCCCCCAGGGGTACCGTTACTGGTGGGCTGAAGCCAAAGGCCCGAAGCTGTCGGATACCGCCCGCGCCATCATCGAGGCCACGATCGCGGAGCTCGAAGCCCGCCGCTTGGCCGACGCCACGAACCCCACGGGAGACCACGCCCATGAACGATCCTGATTTCAGCGAGGTCCCGCCGCGCCCGGCGGTGGCCGTCTACTTCGAGCGCGCCGCCGCCGTTGCACTGAACGACGGTATTTCGGATCTGCTGTGCTGGCTCCGCGGCTACGCCGCCGGCAACCCCGACAACCCCAACGGCCCGTTGGGGGTCTCGGAGCTCCGCAACTTCAACATCAAACTGAAGGGGCGGCTGGACAAACCGGTGGAACCGCCGCGGCCCCGGAAGCCGGTCCCGATGAAGTGGGAGGAAGCCGGCATCGACACCAACGAATCCGGACGGATCATGCTGGCCAAGGTCGCCGCCGTGATCTGCACCGTTTGCGATGGGACCTGCAGCTCCGGCTACGGTGGGCTCTGCCGGGACGCCGCCGCCATCGGCAATGCTCACGACGTCCTCTCGCAATTCGGCCTGCCGATGGCGGCATTCGCGGCGCTGAAGGAAGGCCACGCTGTGATCGTCAGCCGGGAAGCCTCGGCGGCCGGCGGGGGCACGATGCTTCGGGCCGCCGATGCCGGCCACCACACGGACGAGGCCCGTTGGCGCGCGATCTGGGCGGCCGGCGTGAAGTGGATGGGCTGGGAGCCGCAACCGAAGGCCGACGACCATGGGCGCTGACACCAGCATTGATTGGGCAAAGAAATCGTGGAACCCGATTGTCGGTTGCTCGCCGGCGTCACCGGGCTGCACCAACTGCTACGCGATGAGCATGGCGCACCGGCTCACCATCATCGGCCTTGCCGGCTCAATGGATGAAAACGGCTATTTTGTCCGCGGCACCGGCCCCTTGGACCACTACTTCGGCACCACAATCAAGCCGATCAAGGGTCGTCCACACTGGACCGGCAAGATGAACGTGGCCCCGGACAGCGTGCTGGTGCAGCCGCTGACCTGGCGGAAGCCGGCGCGCATTTTCGTCAACAGCATGTCGGATCTCTTCCACGAGGCGGTGCCGGATTCCTTCATCGACCGCGTCTTCGCGGTGATGGCGGTGGCCCCCCAGCACGACTTCCTCATCCTGACGAAACGCGCGGCGCGGATGCGGCGCTACATGACCGCCATGGGAACCCCGACCAGGATTGCGCTGGCGGTGCGCGAGCTCCCCCAGGTCGGCCCGAAGCCCATGGTCTTTTCGATGGGGTGGCCGCTGCCGAACGTGTGGCCGGGGGTCAGCGTCGAAGACCAGCTGCGCGCCAACGAGCGGATCCCGGAGCTGCTGGCGACGCCCGCGGCGGTGCGGTGGGTCAGCGGCGAGCCGCTTCTGGGGCCGATAGAGTTGCGATCTCTGGAAGCCCCGTCGAAGGTGTGGCCGGGCGATCACCATCTCGGCCCCGGCACCGAGTGTGCGCGGCAGCTCGACGCGTTGTCGGGCGCCACCGGCTGGGTCGGCAACCGCCTGACCGCCTTGGAGTTGGAAGACCTCGAAGAGCCCCGCCGCCCGAAGCTGGACTGGGTCGTCGTCGGCGGGGAAAGCGGCCCCAAGGCGCGGCCGATGCACCCGGATTGGGTTCGCACCATCATCCGCGACTGCAAGGCCTCCGGGACGCCGCTGTTCTTCAAGCAATGGGGGCGCTGGAAGCCGGTTTTGGATCGCGACAACGATGATCCCGACTGGCAGGCGAAGTACACGACGTGGGGGCGCAGCCCGCGGCACCGCTGGCTGAACCTCGCCGGGGGTCACGGTTTCCACGGTGAGCGCGTCCACGTCATGGCGGCCGTCGGGAAAAACGCCGCTGGGTTCGAGATCGACGGCCAGACCTATCGGGAGTTTCCGCGATGAAAGACGTTTCTGACGAGGATCTTGCGCGACTGGAAGCGGCTTGGTGCCGGGGCTACGCCCCATGCGACTGCCCTGCTGGAAATTGCAAGCTTCCCCCAGCCTCCGGCCGCCGCGACTGGATCGCCCTTGCCGCCGGCCTGAACACGACCGTTCCTGGGCTGGTGGCGCTGGCAAGCAAGAACGCGGTTGTGGTGCCGTCCGCGCTCACCGACGGGATGGCAAGGGTCATCAGTCTCAGGGACCCCACTGCCGTGCACACGGTTGAATTTAGGCAACCGGGATGGGAAGCCGCCCTCGCTCAATCGCCCTACAAGGGAGGCGCCCATGACCACGACTGACCCGCGCGTCCTCGCGGAACTGGACGGCGAGCAGCGGACGGACCAGCAGACGGCGCCGGCCGTTTCCCACTACTCCGATTGCGCCTTGAACAACGGTCCCGCGCTTCAACCCGGCGAATGCGACTGCGGTGGCATCCCTGCTGGGCAGACCCCGCCCGCCGGGCCGGACCCCGAGGTGGTGGAGCGGATGGCGGACGTGATCGACCGCCAAGCCGAAATCTACATCAAGTATCTTTATCCATCGGTCACCAACGCCGACGAACTGGCACGGCTGGCGCTGGCAACGATCCGCCCCGGCGACGCGCTCGGCAACGACCTGGTGGCTGTGCGCGTGGACGGCGGCCCGGCGGCTGGCGTGGAGTTCAAGCGGGACGCGGCGCCGGACCCCGACGACAAGCCGCCGTTTCGGGTAATCGACGCGAACCCGCCAAGGATCGTCGGGCGTGGTGCGCTCTATCTTCGCGAAGAGCCCGACACCACCTACCAATTCCTCTGCATCGCCGCCAACGAGCGCCCGGCCATGCTCGCGGAGATCGACCGTCTCCGCACCGCAATCGACGCCGCCGTGAAGGCGGAGCGCGAGGCGTGCGCCAGATTTCTTGAAGACATGGCGGAAGGGGAACGCAGCAAGGCATACGTAATTGGCCGCGAACGTGGCGATGGAGCGTTCCCGGATAAGCCCACGCTCCTCATGGCTCGCAAGTTTGATGAAGCCGCCGCCGCCATCCGCGCGAGGGTGGCATGACGCCCCGTGATAGCCGCCCGACGCTGCGCTGGGATCCCGTCACCGAGGACTGGATCCTTGATCCCGCCGACCCCTACAAGATCAAGATCAAGCGGCGCCCTGTGCCGGCTCGCGAGGTGGTGATCTGCCGGGTCTGCCGGGAGGAAGTTGCAGCCTGGGAATGCAAGTTTGGCACGGTTCCCGACCGAACCCCGGTGTGTTTCCGGTGCCAGCGCGCCCACAACGGCAAGTCTCGCATACCGACGGCGATATGGTCGGCTCGCCGCGGTGGCGGCGTGGCCCACCGTGTCGACGCCGCATTACACAGCCTCGAAACCATCGTGAAGGTCTTCTGCCATGAGATCACAGCAAGACGAGGAACCCGCGGCGCTGATGCCGGTGGCCCCGAACCCGTTCCGCCTGGACGACGTCATCGCCGGGCTGGCGGATGACCTCGACGCGCTGCGCGCCGGTAGGATCACCGTCGAGGACGCCCGCGCCCGCGCCGGCTTGGCGAAGCAGTTCATCGCCAGCGTCCGGCTGGTCTACCAAGCCCAGCGGTTCCTGGCCAACGAGGCCAGGGCGATCGTCTCGACGCCCAGCTCTGAAACCGTGGAAGGGGAACCCGACCTATGAGCTACGCCCGCCACGCCGCCGCCGCCCCCACGGCCGCTACTTGCGGCGGTGCGCCGCTCAATTTCCTCAATGGAGCGCAGCATGACCAAACCGTCGCTGACACCGCACGTCGACAACTTTGATGCCGCCTATGCCGAAATGGAGGTGATCGTCGGCGAGAAGACGAGCCGCAAGGATGCCGTCGGGATCTCGGCGCGGCTCTCGCTGGTCGGCCAGAAAGAGCTCTGCCGGCGCGTCGCCGAAGAGCTCGACGCCGGGACCGATCTGCAAGAGATCTGCGCCGGCGTGGTTTCCACGATCAACAACCTTTTGTTTTCAATGATAGAGCTGGCCGGGGTCGATGTTTCGACCGAACGCGGGATCGACGCCGTGATCGACCGCCTCCGCACCCAGGCCATCCTGTCGCATCGTCGCAGGGAGGTCGGCGTCAACGCGGTTTTCATGAAGGGCGCCGGCACCCCGCCGGGCCACGGCTGAATGGAAAGGAACCCGACATGACGACAACCGAATCGCCGCCCCGGTGCGGGTGCCTGAAGGACGTCGGCGGCTGGATCTGCAATCGCCAGTGGGTGAAACAGGGCTCCTACTGCCAACGCGACGCGATGAAGCTCGAAGGGCCGAAGGTGGCGCCGTTCGTGGTGGGTGACCGCGTCCGCGTCACCATGGAACGATCCAGTTTCACCGGGTTCGTGATCGCTCGCGGCAGGCTGCTTTTGGACGGCGACCATGCCAACGCGCCCACCGGGCCCTGGCGCTACATGGTCCAGAACGATGCCGGCAACGTCCACGAATACGGCGACCGCGCCATGGTGAAGATCGGCGAGCCCGATTTCTACCGGAGGCAAGACAATGAATGAGCGGGGCTGGCAAGACTACCGGCTGGCGTGCCAAATCAATGGCATGAAGGCATCGTCGCTGGATGAAGGCGATTTCAGCACTTTCCTGGCGTCTCCGGACATGGTCGAGCGGGTGCGGCGGGAAACCAAAATCGTTGAAATGCTAACCCAAGTTGAGACCGCGGCTAAAATCCGGGAAGAATGCGCCGCGATTGCCGACGCGCTGGTTCTGGCGAACCCGGCAACAGAAGCTGAAGCAACAGGGTCGTTTGTTGCTGCCGTCATTGCCGCCACCATTCGCCGCGCCGCACAGGCGGCGACGCTGGGCATGTCGCCACGCGCCGAAGCGTTGCTGGCGCTGATCTGCAAAGCGGGGGAGGCCCTTGATGCCGCGCAACTGGTGGCACCTCCGCCAGCTACCGCCGAGAGCATCAAGGCACTCGCCGCGAAGACTCCGAACCCTTTCAAGACCCCACGCTGACAACTGAAAGGCTGACCCCATGAGCACCAACGAAACCGACGATACCGACGGAAAGCTGGCCAAGCTGCCGCGGTGGGCGCGGAGCGAAATCGAACGTCTCCGCGCCAACAATGCCAGCCTGCAAGCCGAGATCGAGAGCATGCTTGCGGAGCCCGGCGCCGCCCCGAAGTCGGGGTTCTTTCTTCGCTCCTATTCCGGCGCGCCCAAGATTTCCCCCGTGGACCTGCCGGTGCGCTGCCGAACCCACGGCATGATTTGGAAGGGCGACGACGGTTCCGAAATCCATCTTCGAGGCGAAGACGGCCGCCTTCGGATCTCGGCGGGCGACCACAACGCCTTTGAAATCAACGTGCGGCCGGAGGCCTACACGACGATTTCTGTTCGGGCGGTGTCCGTGTTCGAGCGGCAGGCGATGAAGGAAGCGCGGGAGCGGCTTCTGGAAATCGCCGCAAAGCAGGAAGCGAAGCCATGAGCACGAACACCAAGCCGAACCAGCCGGCCCCGCTGCCATCGCGGGAGCGGGCGGGGGAACTGGCCCACTACGAGACAGACCTGCGCGACAACTTCGCAAGATCGGCCAAGTCGCTCAACATCACGAGAGATCACGCGCACGCGCGAGCAGCCGACACCGCCGCCATCCTGTCCGCCTACGCGTCCGGCCGGCTCGTGCCGGTGGAGCGGGTCGAGGGGATGCGGGAACGGGCGGCGGCGGTTGTTGAGGAACTTGCCGCATTCTGTGAAAAATCCGCGGCGAAGCCGGAGTATTCTGAACGCGTGTCCGAAAAATTCATGGCGGCGGCTAGCTCGGTCACTCAGGCGGCGTTTTGCATCCGCGCCCTGCCCCTGGACGGCACGGAAGGCGGGGGGGCCGACCATATTGCCGACGTCGGGAAAATGGTCGCAACGGCCAAGGCTATGGTGCGGTAAACCGGAAAGGAACCACCAGAATGGACGCCAAACTACGGCAACGGCTGATCAAGGCCATCCGCAAGCAACCGTGGCCCAAGGGCTCGCCCCATATGATGGTTTACGGTTATCCAGAGACCCCGACAGTGGCAGACTTTGGTTCAATGGAGAAAACAGCCGCCGTTGAGACGTATCTGATCTCGCGACAGCCGGTCTATTGGGGTGACGGCCACGGGTCCGAAATGTTTCTTGGCTACGATTATTATTTTGGCGGCGAGCTCATCGCGAGCGACACCGCCGTTGAAGAGCAACGCAAGGCGGAAGCACTCCGCGCCGCCAAACTGACAGGAAACCAACATGCGTAGACTACTGACCGCCGCCGCCGCGCTGGGTGAGGCGCTCATCGGCACCGTTCGGACCCCCGGCCTCCTACTGCCGGCGATGCCGCGCCGCGACGCTCGCGCGGATTCGAAGCCGGATCCCGGCCCTTACGGCGAGGAAGCCGCGCAGTCCTACCTGAACCGGCGATCACTGCCGGCGGGCTGCACGTCGACTCTCCGCAAGGGAATGCGGGCCGCCAACATCCGGTACCGGCGTGCCTGATCTGCCCCGGCCGCCGGGGCCTTGCTGCATCCCGTTTTGCCGGGCCAGCGCGGGCCGTACAGGCGGGTGGTCACGAACCGGGGAGTGGATATGCCGCCGGCACTGGCAAGCCGTTCCTTGGCCACGGCGCGCGGCCTACACCCGCGCGCTGAACCGTTCCCGCGCTCCGGCCGTGCTCGACCGGCTCTGGGCGCGGGCGAAGGCCATCGTGATGGATGAGGTCACGGCGCCTGGGATCGCGGGAAAACGGTGAACACCCGCGACGCGAAGGTGATCGGCTTCGAACCCCAAATGCCGTCGTCAATGATCCAGACCGCGTCGACCACGTATTGACCTGGCGGCATCGGGCAAGCCACCGGTTCCCGGCCCATCCACCAATGCAGGGTCAGCGGTCGCGGCAGCACCGCCGTGGTCAGGTAGTTCGAGGCGCCGCGGGCCTCGCAGACCTGTTCGAGCCCCTTTGGCGTCGAGACCCGCAAGGTCACGATCCAGTCGGCTTGAAACGGCCGCTTGATGGTGCGTTCGAGCTCCATCACCACGGGGTCGCCCTCGGTCAGATCCGGGATCACCAGCCGGTCGACCACCAGCCAATAGGTGCCCGGCATGAAAGCCCGCCACGCCGTGCCGGCAAAGGCCAGGGCCCCAACAATCAGAACGCCCCAGATCAGCCGTTCCGCGAATCTCATTTCGGCATTCCCCCGCGCGTCACGAACGTGAACGCGGCAACACCAATGGAGATCAGCGCCGTCGTCAACGACGAATAAACCAGCCGGCGCGCCCAAACGCTGTCGGATTCGAGCTTTTCTACCCGCTGCGTCACCGCGTCGAACTCGGCTTCCGTCAATGCCTGATGGCTGATCAGATCCGCTTTGGTAGCGACCGTGCCTTCGAGCCGTGTGAGGGTGTCGTTGACGTGCTTGATCTCGGTTTTCAGGATGCCCAGCGCCACCAAGATCTCGGTCCAGTTTTTGTCGTTGTTTTCGGCCATGGCCCCCCCTTGGTATCGCCGGCGCGCGCGGGCGGAGTCGGTTTGGTCACTCCGGTCGGGTTGCCCTGCACAACCGGTTCCATTTTGCGTTGTTCCGCTTGATGGCGGCGAGCGCCTTGGGGTCGACAACGGCGAGCTGGCGGCGCCACGGCACCGGCTCATAGGTGGCACAGAACCGTGCGACGTCGGACACCGGTGGCGGCATCGGGTCGCAGTTCAGCACGGCGAGGATGAAGGCGAAGCCGACGCAGCTCATGTCAGCACGACACCAGTCGGCCGGCGGTCAGGAACCCATGCCAGCTTTCGAACCGCACTTTGGTTTCCGGGTCCGTGCTCGAATTCAAGATAGAAGGCGTCACCGTTGGTTTCTCGCGGTTGCCATCCCATCGCCACCCCCGCGAGCCGTCGAGCGGCAACCGGATCGGCCAACCATCCGGCGTCTTGATCCAGATCGCGGAGCCGTCTTCGGCGATATGGAAGGCTCCCGGCTTGGTCGCGGTTTGCGCCACGTCGTTTTGTTCGGGCACCGGGTAGCAATCGCAGCTGTCACGGTTCGGCCATTCGCTCATCAGTCACTCCGAAAGCCGTCGTCGGCATCAAGGGGTTGGCGATCCGCGGCGCGCGCGGCCTCGGCTGCTTCAGCTTCCTGGATCTCCGCGGCCGTCCTGGCGCGGTTGCGCTCATCGCTGGCGCCCTGCCGGCGGTTGGCCTGATCTCGGATCAAGCCGTCCGTCAACTTGGTAAGCCAGTCGGCAATGGCGTTGCCGAAGGCCCGAAGGAAGAGACCCAGGATCGATTCCAGCATTTCAGCCGCCGGTGCGCAGTGCGGTGTTGTCGTCCACCTTCAGCCGGGCCACGATCTTGTCCCGGATCTTGGCGTCGCCGCCGAGCCATTCCACCACCGCCGGCGCACCGTGGGCGGTGGCGTAGTTCACGGCGCGGGCGACCACGGCGTTGGCGACGTCGAAGGTCAACACCTTGTCGTGGGCGGCCTCGACCGTGGTGTTCACGGCGTAGGTGATGGCGCGTTGCAGCAGCTGTTCCGCGCGAGCCGTTTTCAGGATGGCGACGACCTGTTCCGGCAGAAACCGGGCGCCCCAGACGACCAGCGCCATCAGGACAGCGATCACGGTTTCGGCGGCCTGACTGATCCAGGCCCCATACGGCACGGTGACCACCGTCGTCGGCGCCGGCACCGGCGTCGCGGTCTGCGCCAGAAGGGGAAGTGTCAGCATCACGACCACCACGAACGCGGCAGTCAGCAACGCCAGTCGGTAGAGTTCACGCATGATGGCTCCATTCAGGTTTTCGCCGCGGGGCGCGGCCAGGGGGTGTCGCGGATTTGCTGCCAGTGCGCAAAGGCACGTTTCAGCCGGACGTCGTAGGCATTCCTTCTGTAGCCCTTGCCGTTGTAGCCCAGGGCGAAGCCCGCCCAGTCGTGGCGGCGGAGCTCGTCGTCCAGGCCGCTGTTGACGATGAAGGAAACCATGCCTTTCAGCTGGGCTTCCTCGTCGTCGCGGAACGCCAGGATCATCGCGTCGACGGAGCCGTAGCCGGCCAGCTTGTGGTTGCGGCCCATGATCTGGCCGAGCCCCCAGCTCGCCGAGCGCAGCGCGGCGGTCCGGTCGATTCCCATGGCCTGCAGCAAGTGCGGGTAGCTGCCTCCACGCGGATACGGGATCTGACCCCATTTTGGGCACGCCAGCCCGGCCGCCTTGGCGCGGCGCCGCTTCGCGGTATCGCCGAGCTCTTCCCAGAAAATGTGGTACTCGAACAGCATCTTCAGCCGGCCGTCGGCATCGAACCCGGAGCCGGAGGCCTCGACGTCGAGCACGGCGTGGATCTCATCCTCGCCGACGCCGATGCCGGCGCCGATCCGGGGGAGATCTTCGTCGTCCAGCCGCTTCGCCGCGCCGCGGAAAAACACGTCGTCCATGGTTGATCTCCTAGAAGTTGCCCGGCATGCCGAAGCACCGCACCGGGCCATTGCCGAGCCGGCAGACCGTGGGGAGGCCCTGGGGATCCTCGATCGACATGACCTCACGGTCTGGCACGAAGTCCTTGCCGTCGATCCGCCAGCCGCCGGGTTCTTTCTTCACCCGGCTCCACGCGATCGGCTTGCAGTCGGCGTCGTCGCCGAGATCGGAACAGCAATCAATCCCGGTGCGGGGGTGCCGAAGACCGGTGTAGGTGAACCCACGGGAATCGGTGTGAGCCTCGGACTGGCAGGACAGCACGGCCAGGGCGAACAGAACCGCGATCGACGCCAGAAACCGCATTTCGACCTCGCAACCGTTGGTTGCCCAGGCTATCCCACAGAACAGACAGCGCGTCTAGCGTAGCCGTTTAGATGTAGGGTGTGCCCGGAATGGCTACACCCCCCAACCCAGACAGACGCGGGCGAGCCGTTCGTAGGTGTGGCGCTGCCGGGTGACGTGCACATACCCGCCGGAGATCCACGCCGGCAGCCGGGTGCCGTCGTAGCCGCCGTCGAGCGTGATCTGGGTGGCCGACGGGGTGGCGATGATCTGCAGCGTGCAGTCGTTGAGCTGGGTGAATCCTGTCGCGCCGGTGATGGTGCATCTGCCGAAGGCTGACGACCCCACCACGAAGGGGTGCGGGGAATCGGTGGTGACGACGACCGGCTTCGCGTTGGTCATGCCGGCGATCCGCACCGGGTTTTCCCCAGGCAACAGCAGCTCCGTCGACACGAAGTTCAGCCAGCACTCGAAGTGATCCACGCCCTTGCCTTCCCAGAACGTCACCGCAGCGAAGAAATCAGAAAGGCGGTTGCCCCCCATCAGCATGACGCCGCCGGTGACGTCGATATCGCTGCCGGACGGCGGCAGGGCCGCCAGCACCGGCTCCGCCGTCACCGGATCGACGCTGGTGCAGCGATGCGAGATCGTGACGACGCCAGTGGTGTTGTTGACGGCGCTGACCTTGAAGGTCCCCCGCATGGCCGGCGAAGCGCACCCGGAGAGCACCACGAATTCGCCGGTGTTGATCGGCGGCACGTCGACCTCGGTGGTCACCCCGGCTTGCAGCACGATCGTGTTGCCGGAGAACGTGGCCGACGCCAGTGGCGTCCCCACGGTGCCGCCGAAGTCGAGCATTTCGAGGACGCCACCGTATTTCGTGGCGGTGAAGTTCGAACGGAATCCGTTGGCGGCGAGCCCGCCGACATAGGCAACCTGATTCCAGGCCTCTGTTGCGTTCCCGATCAACGTGGAGCCCTCCACGTTGCGGCCATCGCAGATCGGCGCCACGACGTCGACAGCGCCGAGAACCGCGTTGATGTTGGATTCCCCGAACCCGTTCCGGGTCCTCGTGGTGCGCCGGCTCGAAAAGTCGTTCGAGTAGATCGCGACCTTGATGCCGAGCGGCGCGCATAGCGCCTTGGCCTCGGTAACAAGATACTCCATTGAGCCCGGCCCGTCGCTGATCAGCAGCGGGGTGTCGTCGCCGGTCTCGTGGTCCAGCATCACCCAGATCTCAAGCTCCTTCCATTTCGCCAGCCAGGGCGCGGAGCCTTCGATCTCATCGGCGCCGGCGCGGTGCGTACTCGAACACCACCAGAACCGAAGGCTGCCGGGCACCTGGACCATCGTGCCGCGGGTGAACGTTGAACCCGGGGCCCAGGTCGACCACGCATCGGTGATGAGCTCATCGGGAAGAATCACCAGGTCGGTGGTGACCGCGTAGTTCACCGCGCCGGTCAAGGTGATGTCGAGCGGCCGGTTGACGAAGGTGGCGTCGCGGGCCGCCATGGCCGCTGCGTAGCCGATAGAGGCCTGGCTATCGGCAGCCACATAGTCGCCCCAGCCCCGCCCGCTATCGAATTGCGGGCGGCCAACCAGCTTGGCGATCCTCGCCAGCGTGGCGTTCCGCGCCTTGGCGTGGGTCTGGTATTCGACCCGGCATTCGTTCTGGGTGATCCCGGTCGGGCCGATGAGCGTCCATTTCGCGGCATCCGCGGCGAAGTTGGTCGAGCGAAACCGAGCGGAACCGCCGGAGCTCCAAGCGGCGAACCCGGTCGAATTCAGCTCGACGCCGACCGACGTCTGAAGGCGGGCCGTGGTAGCGGTGACGCCGGCCAGGAAGTAGGTGTTGCCTTCGAGCCATGTCGCCCCGCCGACGTCGCGCATGGTGACGGCGTCGCCGTTGGAAAGGCCGTGGCCGCTGTTGATCGTGATCGTGGTCGTCGCGCCGCGGGAAACCCCGGCGAGGGTGGCGGCGGCGAAATTGTATTGATAGGTGGAGCCGCCTTGCAGGATCTTTTCGCCGACGGTGTAGTCGGTATTCGAGGCGAACGGCAGCGCGGTCAACCGGCGGAACAGCGGCGATCCCGTCACGTTGGATCTCGTGTTCGAATTGGTCAGCGCGTTTTTCCGCATCGACCAGATGAAAAACTTCCGGTGAACGTAGGCCTTCGAGCTGATCAGCGACGCGAAGTCCTGCGTGGAAGCCCCGTTGCAGGGGTTCCCCGACCAAGACGCCTCTTCGGTGGCTGCCGGCGCGCGCTGCCAGAAAACTTTCTTCGCCCGCGCCCACGTCATCAGCCGTGACGCCGACGAATACGAGCTCATGCGTCGTCGTCGGCTTTCTCGATCTCGCCGCCGGCATCGACCCAGCTCTTCAGCGTGCGCCAGTCGCCGTTGCGATCATCGGCCGGCACGTAGCAGGCTTGAAGCTTGCCGTCGCCGTCGAGGTAGAGGACGCGGGCGCAATCGCGCTCCGGGTTCTGCCATTTCGCGCTCTGAATCGAATTGGGGTCCATCAAGCAAGCTCCGCGTTGGCCGTCCAGTGCATGGTGAGGGTATCCGCCACGGCTGGGGTCGAGGTGTTCCTGACCGAGAACCCGGTTTCACCGATGCCGGTTTCCGTGCTCGCCGCCATGTCGGCAGCGGTGGCGTTGGTTTTCCGGATCGGGTTCGTGGTGTTGCCGTCGTTGGGGTTATACATCGTGATGGTCGGGGTGGCCCGCATGGCCGGCGAAAACCGGATCTGGGCAAGCGTCATGTTGGCGGCGGCCACCGGGGCGCGCTGGACGATCTGGCCCAGCGTCGACACCGCGGCGGGGTTGGTCAGCGCCGGATAGCTCTTCTGAAAGAACCGCTGGCACTTCGCGAGCTCCATGCCGGCGGGCTCCGGCACCCAGGGCGACGGGACGGAACCTTCTTCGAGCTTGGCCAGCGAGAAATACCACTGCGCACCGGAGGCCAGCGCGGAATCGCAATCGATCTGGACGCGGAGGCCAAGCGCCGTGGTGGGGACGTCAACGGTGACGTAGACCTGTTGGTAGGCCGTCGTCAGCGCCAGCAGCCCGGTCGTCGGTGACACCGGGGTCAGATCGGTCCAGATCCCGGTGGTGAGAACGTCAGCGGTGTCGCCGCTCTGGACCTTCAACCGGATGTTTCCGGTGAAGCTGGTGGCGTAGCGCGCCCACAACGAGAAGCAAAGCCGCTTCCCGCGCAGCGCGATCACGTCGTTTTGTTCGAGGGCCTGCCAATACACCACGCCGGAGCTCACCGCCCCCATGGTGGCGCGGAGCGAGCGCCGCGCGCCGGTCGGCACCGTCGAGTTGGAATCGACCGTCACGGTGCCGGTTACGGTGCCATACCACCGGTCTGCCATGTAGCCGGTGGCCGACCAGCTCGACCCCCGCTGAATGATGTTGGTGCCGCCGTTGATCAGGAAGTTGGGCTTGATGATATCGGGGGCGCCAAGCGGGAAGGTGACCTTGCCGGTGCTGTCGATCTTAATGGCGGTGACCAGCGCGGAGAGGTCCGAGGTCTGCACCACGCCGGCCAGCGCCTGGGCGCCGATCTTCAGCAGAATGTCGGTGCCGCTGGCCTCGGCGCGGAGCAGCCGCTGGTTGCCGCTGAAGATCAGGTTCGTGAACGGGTTGGCCTGGGCGCCGAGGTTCAGGAAGGAGTCCAGCAGCGCGGCGACAACCGAGCTGTCGACGCCGGTGGTCACCCAGATCTTGTAGGTTTGGCCGCTGGCGCTGGCGCCCCAATTGTTGACCAGCGTGAGCTGCGTCGCGCTGTCGGCGGAGGCGATCATGACCGGCGCCGCGGTGCCGATCTGGATCCAGTCGCCGGCGCCGAACGCCGGGAAGGTCTGCGAGCCCGACACCGTCTGCCACGCCGTGGTCGGCGAGCCGCCACCGGAAAGCGTCACCACCGGCGAACCATTCGTTGTCGCCACCGTGCCCGTGGTGATGGTTCGCAACCCGATCGTATATGCCGGCATCGTCGTCTCCTACGTAAACTTCAGGGCAGCCCACCCCGGTTTTCCTGCGGCCTGGGCAGCGCCGCCGTCGGCGTAGCCGGACGCATAATCCGTATCCGAGTTGTTCGGCGCCGTCACGGTGCCGCGGGTGCCAACGGTCGAGGTCACCGAGGTGTTGTTGGCATGGGAGAACCCGGCGCCGCCGCGCCCAGCGGCCAAGGTCGCCGAGCCGCCGTAGTTGCCGCCGCCGGTGTAGCCGCCGCCGCCGGCCGCGCCGGCTTGCGTCACGGTGGCGTTGGTTTCGCCGCCGTCGACGCCGCGCATGCTGGCGAAATTGCCGGTGAGCCCGTTCTGGCCGCTTTCCGTGGCGTGTCCACCGGCGCCGCCGTGGGCTGCCTTCGAGGCCGAACCGCCGCCGCCCGCGATCAGCAAGGCCTGCGATTGCCCCAAGATGCCCGACGATGACGGCCTGAACAGCCCGGTGAGGCCGCCGCCGCCGCGCCAATAGTTCGCGGCGTAGCTGTAGAGCTCGCCGCCGAACCCCTGGGTGCGGCCGAAGCCCAGCGAGACCTGGCCGGGGCCGCCGACGATGACCCACAGCCATTCGCCGGCCACGACGGGAATCGTGGCGCCGTGGAAATGGCCGGGGCCGCCGACCAAGCCGGTATCGCCGCCGCCGCCGCCGCCGCCCCACAACTTGGCGACAAGGTTGGTGGCGCCAGCGGGAACGCGGAACGGCAGCGCGGCACCGATGGCCATGAAAGCCCCGGTGTAGCCGCGGATTGCGAGCTCGCCCGGCGGGCACTTCCAGACGTCGCCCAGCGTGTAGCCCAGCAGCAGCGGGTTCAAGGCGATCGGCGAAAACAACTGGCCCATGTCATAGGTCGTGAAGCCACCGCCGACTGCCGGTCGCCGCACGTATCCGGTGCCGTCGCCGCGGAAAACGACTTGGTCGTCCAGGGTGTCAACCCTGACGGCAAGCTCGCCCCACAAGCTCGAACCATCCCGATTGGCTGACGAAGCGTTGATCTGCGTCGGGTTCCCGCTTAGGTAGGTTGTGCCGTCGAAGAATGCGGCGTCGGGTGACACCCCAAGAAACCCCGTCATGTTGACGACGGCGCCGTAGCCGACCGGGGTTTTCGAGATCGTCAGCCATTGTTGGCGGATTTCGATGGGAACCGAGTTCCTTATTACGGGATTACTCACCGTGAAGGCGTTCGTGTTCGCCATCACATCGTCGGCCGCGATGGTGATTTTCGAAGCCGACCCGATTACATCGAGATACAGCCCAGCCTTCGCGAATACATCTGGGCCGGTTGAGGTGCGGACCTCGATCGCATAGCGCGCGGTGACCCCGCTGGGCGCCGACGCCACCACGAATCGCACCGAGCCCGACGCGGTGCCAGCCGCGGTCTGGGCGGAGAGATCCACGATCTGGCTGGCCTGGGCGATTTGCGCCGTCGAGATCACCGTGATGGTTTCGCCGAACGTGGCGAGGCCCCCGGAGGTCTCCGCGCGGAGCGTCAGAATCTGTTGTGACAGCGAGACGATTTGCCCGACCAGCGACCCGATCTGCGCCGCGTTCAGCCTGTCGCCGGCGGCCTGCGCCAGCTTCGTCTTGATCATGTTCAACAGATCGGCGGAGATCCCGCTGGCGACCACCGAAACCAGTTCGTTCTTGGCCTGGGCGACCTCGCCGCTCCGGCTCTGAAACGATGCGTCGAGCGCGGTGACGGAGGACGCGATGGCGCTGTCGCCATCCGACCTGGCGATTTGCTCCGTCGAGATCCGGTTGTGAGCCGCGGTGAGCCCGGTGCTGGGATCGTTGACCGAGGTCTCAAGGGTGCTGGTTCGGGCCGCTACCGCCGTGGTCGCCGTCGCCACGGTGACCACATCGTCGCGCACCGAGGCGGTGGCGCCATCCGCCTGGGCTCGAACCTCTTCGACTTTGGCGGCAACCGAGACCACCTGGTTGGCGACGCCGCCGATCTGGCTGATGTTGGCGACGTCGGCGGCACGCCGTGCCAGCTTTTCGAAGATGAACGCGGCGAGATCAGCCGCGGAGCCCGTTGCCGCGGTGTTGTAGGCGGTCACCGCCGCTGCGTTGGTGTCGGATAGCTGCGCCTGAAGGGCCGTTGCCCGATCCGCCAGCGCCAGGTCCGTGGTGGCCAGCAGTTGAACCGTGTCGGTGAACGATGCGTTGGCGCCGTCGACCTGGGCGGACAAGGTTCTGACGCTCTCCCGCACCACCACGAGCTGGTTGGCGACGCCGCCTACCGCGGCTTGGTCGGCTTGGTCAGCTTTCGCCCTGGCGATCTTTTCGAGCACCATGGTTCGGACGTCGTCAGCCGAGATCGCTTTCGGCAAGTCGATGAGCAACCCGGCGGTGAGCGCGTCGAGTTGCGGCAGCCCCACGGTGCCGCCGGTCGGCATGTTGATCGGCGTCCCGGTGGCGGTTGCCGTTGCCGCCGTGGTGCTTTCGAGGCCGATGACGTCGACCGCCTTGATCCAGAAGGTGCGCCCGGTGTCGAGCTGGTCGAGGCCAACAAAGAACCCGGTTGCCTTGACGACTTCGGCCACCACGGCGCCGGCCGCCCAGCTGGCACCACGGCGGATCGAATAGCCGGCGACGTCGAGCTCTGGATTGGCGGTCCACGTCAGTTGGACGCCACCCACCGCGTTGACCGCGGCGAACCCGGCAACCCCGGCCGGCACCGTGGTTTTCCCGACGACGGTGTGGGCCGCCTCCACCACCCACGCCGAACCGATGCCGGTGGCCGACACCGCTCGAACCCTGACGTCGTAATCCTGGCCCTGGGTCACCGGTGAGATAAACGCAACGCGCACGGCCGGGTCGACCGGCGCGACGCCGTGCCAAGCCCCGTCGGCGCTGCGCCGCCATTGAACCTCGTAACGCGCCGCGGAAACCCGGCTCGACGCCGGGGTTTCGATCCACACGACGATTCGATCCTGAAGGGTGCCGTCGGAAAGCTGTTCGAGCGCGGTTTCGTCCGAGGCCAGGGTGAACACCGGGTCGGCCGGCGGCAGCTGCGCAAGGTCGGTTTCGACGGTCACCAGCGAATCGAACGCCGGAATGGTGCCGGTGTCCGAGCTGTAGATCGCGCTCGAGTACGGCGCCAGCACCAGCCGGGCGGAGAGGTCGGCCCCCGGAAGAATTCGCTTCACGATGCACGGAATGGTGACGGCGGAGGCCACCCCAAAGACGAGAAGATCGCCGATGTCGGGGCCGCCGGAGATCGGCGTCGAGCTCGCCAACGTCAGCGTGCGGGTCTCGGTGTCGGCGCCGGGCACCGCGAGGTTCAGCAGCACGGTCGCGCCGGTTTCGAGCCGCACCCGGATCGAATAGTTGACCGCGGCGACCAGCGAGAACGTGGCGTCGATCTGCAGCGCGGTGATGTTGCTGCCGGAGGTGACCAGCCCGGTGATCCTGGCGGCACCGAGCCCGACGCTGATCACATCATGGGAAAGCTCGACCCGGTCGCCGGCCGTGCAGCGCAACGCCTCGATATCCATTGAGACGGTGTGCTCTTCGGGGCGGAGGCGACCAACGGCGAGGTTGTAGCGGCCCTCGCGCCACGCTTGATCTGCGTCGGTGCAGTGAACCAGCTGCAAGGTCTCGTAGCGGGTGGCGGTGAGTTCGTCGTAGCCGTCATCGTAGGCCACGACTTGATCGTCCTGCCAGCCTTTGGCGGCGTTGACGAACTGGACGCGCAGCGCGTGCGGGAATTCGATGAACGGCTTCGAGCCGCGGTAACCCCACGAGTTCCGCGGCGAGATCAGTTGGACCGGGGTGGCCTGGGGGGCATCGCGGACAACAGCGTATTTCCCGTCGACCACGCTGAAGTTGGCGCGGCCGTGCGAAGCGATCACCCTGGCGGCGTCGAACACCGACCCGCCTTCGAGAACCGCGTTGACCTCCCAGGTCGGGTTGCCGCCTTGCGCCGGCGCGTCGCAGGCATCGGCCCAGTCCTTCAGCACGGCGAGGTTGAGACGGTCGTCCCCGATCCTGGCCTCGGTGAACCGGCGCCGGAAGAGATCCGCGAACCCCCATGCCGGGTTGCGCGAGATCTCGTAGGCCCAGGCGGCGCCATCCCAGACCGGAAGGTAGGATTCCGCAACGCAATTGATGCTGTCCGGCATGCCCTGGAATTGATCCGTCACCTGGATCCGGAGGGCCAGAAGCGCCATGCCCGGCAGTGTCACCGGGTCCTCGTAGGCGATGCTGCGCATAATCGACCAGACCGTGCGCTCCACGATCGAGGGCGAGTTGTAGTCAACGGTCGTGCGGGTCAGCCGGACCTCGTATTGGCCCGGCGACGGAACCTTCCAGCGACCACCGCGCGTGGTGCCGGTGGCGGTGGCGTCCTTCAGCGTCAGCACGCCATTGGTCTGGGTGCCATCGGCGGTGTCGTTGCCATCCCATACCACCGAGGTCCAGGAACCGGCGCCCACAGCGCGCCATTCCACCGCGACCAGGATGGTCAGTTCGAGCCGGCGCTGTTTCCCGTCGTAGCTGGCGAGCCCAATAGGGGCATCGACGTCGATCGAGATCTCCGAGGTCTCCGTCAGCGTGGTTCGCGTCACCGCCACGTTGTGGGTCAACAAGGCGTTGACGCCGGTCTCTCGAACCCGGCTGGTGAACAGTGTCGGCGCGGTGTCAGCGGTTTTGCCCGGCGGCAACGCGCCGAATGCGTTGGTCGTCCAGCCTTCCTTGATCTCGGTCGTGATGTTGGTGAAGACCCCAATGGGGGTTTCGCCGATCTTTATGTCCGAGATCGCCAGCGGCCCCATGCCGACGGCCAGCAGGATCCGGAGGAAGCGGAGCGGGCCCTGGGCCTCGGTGTAGGGCCGGGCCGCCAGCATCGGGTAGACCCGCCGCTTGCCGATGATCCGCGGCACCGTGCCATAGGGGACCAACCGGTTCTGGACGCCGGTGATCAACGCCCGCTGTCCGACCGCGTTGCCTTCCTGCTTCGGCGGCGGCACCAAGGCGTTCACCAGCAGCCCGCCGACCATCATGATGGTGGCGGCGACCACCGCCTTGGTCAGCGTGAACGCGGTGATGGTGGTGCCCAGGATGGCGGTTTCGCCGGCGATCCCGGCGGCGCCCAGGATACTGGACGCAATCGGCCCGGCGACCACGGTGGCGATCACCAGGACGGCCAGCATCAGGATCGACGCCAGAACGTTCTTGCCGCCGCCGCCGCTGCCTCCGCCGCCTTGGGGCACGATGCGGATTGCTATCGCCGCGCCGGCGCGCGGCCTCACCCGGTGCCAGTTCTCGACCGGGATGACGTGCTCGCCGATTCTCACCTCGACGTGGCTGTGGAACCGCTCCGGGATTTCCAGGGCTTCCACGATATCGAGAACCGACGTGCCTTCGGCAACGTCGAACCGGTGGACCCGGCGGTTGAAGGGGTGCGGCTGCGAGACGACCGCAACGCTCATGGCGCCGCCTCGTGGCGATAGAAGCCGACGACACGCCGGGTCCAGAGCGGATGAGACAACCGCTCGACGCAGGACTCGCATTTCCGCTCGATGTGCAGCATGAGCCCCGGTGCCACCACTGTCCCGACGTGGATAGGCCACCGCCCCAACCGAATCAACACGGCGTCGCCGGGCGCGGCTTCCGCCATGCGGATCTGCCGGTGGCTCCGCGCGTAGGCCTCCACCGCGTCAGCAATCGCATCGGCATCGGCACCGGGCGCCCAAGCCGGCCCAGCATAGGGCGGCGGCGGGCCGCTGAAGCGTTCGGCGCGGATGGTGGCATACAACCCCCAGCAATCCAGCCCCGCCCGTGTGCGGCCTCCGGGAGCCCAGGGAAGGCCCACGTAATCGGCGGCCCATGCCGGCGCGGTGATCATCAGAAAAGCGCCGGAAACCGGGCCGGCGTCATCACCAGCGAGATCGGTTCGGTCACCAGGTCTTCCGCCTTCAGCGTGAAGGTGACGGTGCTGGCGTCCCATTCCGCATTTCGCAGCGTGTAGCCGGTCACGTCCATTTCGACCACGTCGGGGGCATCGGAAAGAACGACCTGGAACCGCGCCGTCGGCGGTGACTGCAGATCTCGAACCGCGATGACGATGTCGCGCGTGATGTTGTCGATCCGAAGCCGGGCCTCCGGCGCGCGCTCCGGGTCGTCGTTCGGCCATTCGATCTCGAACGGGAACGGCACGAAGTCCTCACCGTTCGAGACCACCGGGTCAATGGAGTTCACGAAGCGCAGCGGATCCGCGAAGTCGGGGTGATCGACGATGAGCAGAACCAGCCAGGCCTGATCAGTTTGTTGCGCAAAGGCCGATGCCCGCGCCGAAGTGGAAAGCGACCTCATAGCTGGGTGTCCAGGCTGAACGAAATGGTGCGGGCCTCACCGCGCACCCGGAGCTTTGGGGGCGGGTTGCGGAACCGAAACGTCGTAGCCGCCTGGGTCCGGGGGTGGACCCAATCGAACGGCAGCGTGCCCTGCTTCAGCGTGGTCGACCAGAAGGTGTCGAAGGTGGTGACCGCGGCGTCATCGCTGACGGTGATGGAGACCGAGAACCGGCGGAAGCCACCGATCTGGCGTCGCCGGATCTTCGGCGGGCCGATATCCATGGGGCTTTCGATGGCGGCTTGCTCGAAGTCCTCGCCGTAGCCTTCCTCGTCAACGAATTGCGGCAGCCCTGCCGGCCACGTCGGATTTGCCATGGATCACCTACTCGCCACTGGACGCTGAACCCCAAAGGCCCCGCGCATTTCGCTGTCGACGTCCCCGTTGGCAATGGCGGAACGGACGCCGTCGCGTATCAGCACCTGGACCAACCGGGAGCCATCCGGCCCCCGCGATTCCCTGGTTTCCACCGGCGCCGCGGATCCGCTGCGCTGGTCGAAGACCTGGAAGGTCACCCCGGAGCCGGCCCCGTTGGCGTGGACGCCGAGCTTACCGTCGGCGCCACGGCGCAGCGGCATCACGGCTTCCTCGCCGGATTCCCCCATCATCGCAACCCGGCCGTCGGCCATGGGCACATAGGTTGCCCGGTTCAGCACCCGGCCGTTCGCCATGGCGACGACCTCGTGGCCATTGGCGAAGGTGCCGCCATAGGCGAACCCCGCCAATTGCTTGATGAAGTTGGTGACCGGCACCGTGACGGTCGCCTTGATCAGCGCGGAGCCGATATCGGTCGCGATGCTCTTGGCGAGGTTGCCGACGTCCACCTTCCGCTTGTCGATGAACTGGCGAAACGCGTTGTCGAGCGCGTTGCCGATGGAGTTCGCCGCCGTCGTCCAGATGTTTTCGTAGGCCTTGGCCTCTTCCTCCGCGGCGGCCCGGCGGCGGCTCGAAAGCTCCCGCACCCTGACGGCCTCGCGGATCGCCTCGGTCTCCTTTTCGGTGGGCTTGACGCCTTGTTCCTTCAGCCGGTTGGTTTCCTTGACGACGGCCATTTGGATCTGGCGTTCGATGCCAAGCTTGCCTTCGGCGGCGAGCTCGCGGTCGATGGAATCGGCTTCCTCGCGGAGCGCCAGCACCCGCTGCGCAACGGCGGAACGGTCCTGTTCGCGCAACCGCGCCAGTTCGGCGGCCTGCAAGGCGCCTTGGCGCTCCGGGACGGCATCCTCGCCGACGCGCCGCGCCGCCTGCCGGCGCTCAATCTCGGCGCGCTCCGCCGCCGTGCGGGCGCCGCGAAGCTCTTCGCTCTCGGCGGTCTGCCGTGCGATCTCGCGGGCGCGTTTCTGGGTTTCCGTCAACGCTTCAACCCGGGCGCGTTCGGTTTCCGCGTCGATGGCTTGCACGGCCGTGCCGCGCCCGGTGCCGCCGACGCCGGCACCGGCACCGCCCCCAGCCATCCACGGCCGCACCAGGGATTGGAACCATTCCGGGGTCTGGTCGAGGCTGCCGGAAGTCCGATCCGGCCCCCACGCGGCGCGGGCGCCCGGGCGGGTGTCGACGTGGAGCACGCGCCCGGTGCTGTCATAGGTCCCGATACCGCCGACGTTGGCGAATGGGCCCTGGCCGGAAAGGATCTTGGCGACCAGCTCCTGTTTCTCGGCATCCGTCATGCCGGCCAGCGCGAAGTCCACGGCGCGGCCGTGGTAGTGCTGCGACGACGGGTTGCCGCCGCGGATCCCGGAGGTCATCACCGCGCCCGGGGCGAGCTGCCGGATCGCCGTGGCGACCTGGGCCATTCCGGCCTCGATGCCAGTTGCGGCCGCACCAGCTCCGGACCCCGCGTTGGTGCCGAGCTCTTCGCGAAGTTTCCGTTCCCGCTCCTGGCGGATCTGCAGCTCGCGGAGCTGGCCCGGCGTCGCGCCGGCAGCCACCGCGGCGGCCGTCGCCCGGGCCGCCGCCAGGTCTTGCTGGGCATTCAGCAGCCGTTGCGCGTCGGCCGATTCCTTCTGGGCCTTGGCCAGTTCGATCAGCGCGTCGCGGTAGCGTTTCAGCGCGGCTTCAGCCGCTGGCGTCAATTCCCTGCCGAAGAGCTGCATCTGAAGGTTGAAGACCTTCTGACTGGCTTCCGCCTCGATGCGCGCCGTCGCGCCGCGACCGAGCGCCGAAGCCAGCAGCTTTTCGGCTTCCACTTCGAGCTGGGTCGCCGCCGCCTGTTTCTCGGTCTGTTGGCGGCGGCGATCAATCACCGCGGCAAGGGCCTCTTCGTCGCTGACGTTCTGTCCAGCCCCGGCCGCTCGACGGCGGATATCGCGGGCCTCGCCGCCCAACGATGCCGCACCGCCGGCACCGAACCGCGAAATGTCCTCCGCTTCGAGCGCGGTTGTCCGGTAGTATTCCTGCAGGACCGGCATCAGCTGCGCGAGCTCGTAGCGCATCGCGGCGAGATATTGCGGGTATTTGGCCAGACGCTCCGCCTCCGCCGGCGCGAAGAGATCGGGGCGCTGTTCGAACGCTGCATAGGCGGTTTCGAGCGTGCGGAGCTCTTCGGTGGTCTTCTTGACCTTGGTCGCCAGGTCATCGAGGTCCTGGGCGATCGGCTGCGACCGCACGTAGGGCGCGCGGGTCTGGTCCGAGATCTGGCGCCGGAAATCCGCAACGTTGGCGCGCTTCATGTCTTCGAGGTAGCCGTCGGGCAGTTCGGCTTCAGCCTTCAGCCGTTCGAGCTCCGCGGCGCGGCGAAGGACGTTGTCGCGCCCGGTGAGGCGGCCGACGGCGCCGACCCCGTCGGCGCGGCGTTCGAGATCCAGCGCGGTCTGGCGGCGGGCTTCCGCGCGTTGCTCCGGCGACTGCGTTTCGATGAGCTTGGTGGCGCCCTCAATGGCATAGGTCAGCCCGCTGCCGATCATGCCGATGAATTCGGAAGATCGCAGCCGCTTGCCCAGCGTGGCCAGGAAGGCATCCCAGGCATTCCCGGCGCGGGCGAAGGCCTGTTCGGCGGTCTGCGGCAGCGTCTTGAATTCCTCGCGCACCTTCGGGAGCGCCTTCATCAGCGCGCCGACCACCTTGTCGCCGGTCAGCGTGCCCTCGGCGCCCATGGCGCGGAGCTGGCCCACCGAGACGCCGAGGCCTTCAGCGATGGCCTTGGCCAGCGCCGGCATGTTTTCCATGATGCTCCGGAGCTCGTCACCATTGAGCTTGCCGGCGGCCAGGGCCTGCGAGAACTGCAACATGCCGGACGACAGTTCGCCGGTCGTCGCGCCGGAGATCCGGCCCAGCTTCGAGACGGTTTCGGTGAGGTCGGCCATTTCGCGCCGAGTGAGGCCGATGGCCTCGTTGTTCCTGGCGAGGCGGAGAAACCCGTCTGCCATGGCGCCCACCGCTACGCCGGCATCATCGGCGAGCCGCTTGATTTCCCCGATGGCGCTGCGCGCCGCCGTGCTGGACCCGTAGACATTCTTCAACCGGGCTTCCAGAAGCGCCGCGTTTTCCTGGGCCTTGTAGGTTGCCGTCGCCAGCCCGACGTAGGCCGTGGCGAGGCCGCCCAGGGCGCCGGCAGCGATGGCCACGGCGGAGCCCAGCACGGAACCGCCGAGCGTGGTGGCAAGCCCGGTGGTGGCCGTGATCGCGGCATCGATGGCCGGCTTCAGCGCGCCGGGGCCGCCGCCCGTGATCGCGGCGCCGAGCCCGACAATCTTGGTGGTGGCCCCGGTCGTGGTGTTGGTGATCTTCTGGATGACGGCGCCGAGCTCTTCGGTCTTCGTCACCGCCGTCTTCGTGGCTTGGTTCAGTTCGGTTTCGCTCTTGGCGGTTTTCTCCGCGGCGTCGCCGACCTTGGTGAGTGCGGTGGTCAGGTTCTGGGCGGCAACGAACGCCTTCTGCAGCGTCGCGGTGTCGATCGCGAACCCCAACGGGGCGACTTCAGCATTCGGCCCGGCCATCGCTACCCCCTCTTGGTGGGGCTCCGGGCTTCATCCGCCTGGACCCCCATATAGGCGTCGTCCAATGCCTCGATGGTTTCGATTTCCCAGGCCGTCAGTTCGAGCCCGGTTGTCGCCATGAAGCCCTGAAAATCCGACCACGTCAGCGGTGATGGCCCCATTCCACCACCGCCACGCCGGGCGTCCATCCGAACGAACGCCGCCCACAGGTAACCGACGCCGGGAGGAAGCACCAGAGCCGGCGCCACCGGCCGCCCCAGACGCTTCGCTACCACCGCCAAGTGAGCGTCAACGGTGGCCCCGTTGAAGCTCATTCGGCGCTTGAACGTCGCCTTCGCGAAGGCAATTAGCTCTTCGCGGAGTCGCCCAAAAAATTGGCCCGGTTCCCGATGCAGGCGTCGACCTGATCTCGAACCGCCGGGAACTGCGAATAGAGTTCGGCGACCGCGGCGCGGCTGAAGGCGACGGGGTCGCCGTTGGCGTCAAGGAAGTTTGCCCACCCCACGGTGCAGGCAACCAGCAGCTCTAGCGTCGTCTTCTGGGATTCCTCGAACGTTGCCGTCGCGTTGCCGCCCTGGGCCATCTTGTTCAGCCGAGCCTGTTGGATCTCGTGCATCGCGGCGGCATAAGCGCGGGAATCGCGCCCGAGGACCTTGATTTCGAGGGGCTTCCCGTCGGCGTTGCACACCGGGGTGACGCCGTCGAGCGCCTTGATGCCGACGACAACGCCGGCCTCCGCGGCTTGCTTGGTGTCGAGCTGCGGGATGTTGAATTTGACCATGTTGAGCCCTTCCTGGTGAGGGAGTCTGGTTCTCGATATTGGCGAGGGGCGGGGGAACCAGGACCCCGCCCCTCACCGGGCCACCGCGCCCCATGCTCGCGGTGGATCTCGTCAGTTCGACCGCTGGATCACCAGCGTCGACTGGTCTGCCGTGGTGCCGGAGCCGCCGGGCTTCAGAAGGCCCTGAAACGCGACCTGGGCGAGGACGCCACCTTCGGCACCGATCGTTTTGCCGACGCTGGTGATCTTCGAGCGCATCAGCCGGAACGACATGAATTCCTGCGGATCCGGCCCGGCGGCTTCGAGCACCGCCACCAGATCGACCTCGGTTTCGTTGGAAAGCGCGTTGATGATATCGGCGTCCTCCACGAACACCGAGAGTGAGCCGGTCGCGATCGTCTTGCCGCGAGTCGAAGACGCCGCAAGAGCTGTGCCGATCCCCGGCGCCAACGCCATGTTGTTGGTCACGTTCAACTGCAACCCGGTCACGACCAGCTGCTCTTCGCCGTTGAACCTCACGAAGCCGTCGAGACCGGACAGCGCGCCGGTGGTGCCGGCGGCGGCCGGCGAGCTGAAATACGGCGTGTTACCACCGGTCAAGATCTGGACGTCCTTGGCCATCAGGTCGAAGCCGATGGTGGTCATAGCCTGGGGCTGAACGTTCAGGTTGAAGCCGTTCACGCGGGTGCCGAGAAACTGTTCCGAAAACGCGGCCGACGAATACAGCTGCTCGAACGTGAACGACCGGGCGGTGTTGCCGACCTGAAGCTTCGAGCCGGTGACCGTCACCGCCCAGCCCGCGGCTTGCTGGGTGCCGGCCGTCGGCGACGGCGTCACCGTCATCACGGTCGAGGTCAACGCGGTGATGCGGTAGTTCACGCCGTTATTCGCGGTCACCGTCATGCCCGTGGCTCTGACGATATCGCCGACCTTGAACCCCTTGGTGATCAGGTTGCCGGCACCCGCGAACGTAAACGTGCCGGTGGCGCCGTTGTTGGCCGGGGTGACGCCGGTGGCGAAATCCGCCGGGGCCACCGAGACACCAGTGGCCCAGGTCCCGCCCAGGGCGGCTTCCAGCAGCGCGTCGAAGCTGGCGTTGGCGAGCTCGCAGTCGATGGAACCCCGCCCGCTGCGCATCCCCATGCGGAGGTCGTTGACCTGGCGGTCGGTTCGCACTTCGTTCGAGACGAACGAATCGCGATTGAGGGCGAGGCTCGAACTGATGCGACGCAGCGTCGAGGCGCCGGAGGCGCCGGCAGCGACGCCATAGGTGCTTTCGACCTTGAAGAATACACCAACGTCGACATTGTCTTGCACGGCCATGGTTGCCTCCTGCTACCCGTAGGTTCGGGCGTTTACTCGAACGGTTATTGTTGAACGCAGCCACCCCGGCTGTTGGTAGTTCTGGCCGCGCGCCGCTTCGATGACGCTGCCGACGTTGTCACCATAGACCAGCGGCTGTCCCGGCGGGAAGAGGGCCAGGACGCCACCGGTCAGCGAGTTCAGTTCGGCGATGCCATTGTTGGCGACCACGAAGACGTCGAGGATCAACAGGCCGATGTGCTCGACCAGAGCTTTGGTGCCAACCCCTCGCGGCGTTGCCGAGACCGGCGAGAATTTCTCGCGGATCCACGGAACACCCACCGGCGGGGTGAAGACAACGCCTTCCCAGGCCACGGTAGGAAGGCCGCCCCATGACAGCATCCGCTCCCGGCAGGCACTTTGCATGTCGCCGTAGACCGTGGCCATGTTCATAGGCGGAGATCCTTGGCCATGGCTTCAACGATCTGGGGCCACTGCGCCAGCGTCGATTTCACGAAGTGCTGGCCCGCCATGTGCGCGGTCCCGGCCTCCACGAACCAGCCGTAGCTGGCGCCGTTGGTCATGTGGAAGACGTCGCCGGGCTGAAGCTGGGCGATCGTCAATCCGATCTGGGAGAGCGCAGCAGCGCCGGCCTTGTCGGCTGGACCTGCGGCGAGCACCGGCGCACCGATGGAGGGCTGCCAGGATCCCCGTAGGAACCCGGTATCGACCGGGGTTGCCATTACCACTCGCTGGGCGAGCTCGTAACAGGACTGCCGCGCCAAGGCGTGGAGCTGCGCGCCGGCTTTCTTCCGCCACCGCTCGATCGACGCCTTGAACTGTTGCGGGGTGCCCGTCATGACGCCGCGGCTTCCGCGTAGCCGACCGCGATGATCTGGCTGACTTCATCCGGCGCCGTCACCGAGACGTAGAACAGCCGATATTCGGCGCCGCCGGGCACCGTGACGACGTCGCCGGCCTGGGGGATCATGGTGGCGCCCTTCAGGGCGAACGTAAATTCGCGGGCGGCCACACGGTTCAGGGTTTCCGCCTGGAAGTACGCGGCACGGCTGGGCTGCGAGATCACCGCCAGGATGTTGGTGAGCATGGGATCGGTGCTGACCGTGCCGGCGACGATATTGTGACCGTCGATCGTTGGCCGCGTCAGCCCAACCGTCGTCCCCTTCTTGGCGATCAGCCGCTGCGCCATGGCGGTGATGGCGTCATATTCCCCCATGGTCATTCATCCGTCAGGGAGGAATAGACGAGGCCGCTATCGATGCGGGTTCCGGCGCCGCCATCGGCGAGGGTGAGGGTGGCGGCCGTCATGTTGACGCCTTCGGTTCGCAGCAACGGCTGCAGCTGCTCATCGGCGGCTTGCACCACCGCGACAACCGGCGCGTCGTCGGCATAGGTCACCGAGATCGAGCCCACCGATTCCGATTTGACCTTGCCGCCGCGGGCGAGGACGGCGGTCAGCGGCGACACCAGCGCGGCACCGGCGAATTCGGCGGTCGCCCGCTTCACGCGAGCCGGGATGCCGGTGATTTCCAGGCCATCCCAGTCCACGGCATCGGCACGCGGGAATTCAAGGGCCTGCGAGCTGGTCGCCTTGCGGCCGGCGAACCGATACCGCCCGTCGACGGCCATGGTGGCCTGCCGAATGGCGGCTTCAATTTGTTCGTCGGTTTTGCCGGCCGTCGAGATCGCCATCGCGGTGGCGTAATCGGTGAAATACACCAGCGAGATATAGGCGTCGGCGTTGGCCAGCCCGGTGCCGTCCTCAACCGTCAGCGCCATGTCACGCCGCCTTCTGTTCGCCGGCCGGCGGCTGGCCGGCAGCGATCCGCTTGCGGGCGCCCTCCGCCCAGAGCTCCGCGTCTTCCTTCAGCAACCCGGTTCGCAGCACGACCCCGGCGTGCTCGACGCGAAACTTGCCGAAGTTCTCATGCACCACGGTGACGGCATCGGCGGAGGCCGCCGCCTTTTCGGCTGCCGCTGCTTTCTCGGCGGTTGCGGCCTTCGTGGAGCCCTTCGGGCGGCCCCCCTTGTTCTTGGGTGCGGCGGCGGGCTGAACGCCGCCCACGGGCGCCGCTGTGGCGCCGGCTTCGGGTCCGGCGGGCGCGGCCGGGGCCGGGGCCGTTGTGGCGCCAGCTTCGGGTTCGGCCGGCAGCAACGCGGTGGCGGTATCCGGGTCGGAACCGGGATCGTTGGCCGGCGGCTCCGGCGGGGCCGGGCTTTGGGCCGGGGCGCCCATTACGCGGATGCGGCGCTGTTGGAACAGCAGCGCCATCTTGTCGATGCTGACCCCCTCGGGGTTGATCTTGTCGCCGGGGTGATAGGTGACCCCGTTGAAAACCATCGGGCCCCGGGCCGGGGTGTAATCGTAATGCGACGAAAACGGCATCGAATCCATGCGAAGACGGGGCGCGCTCATGTTGCCGGTTCTCCAATTGCAGGGGGACGACCGAGGCCGGTTTCCCGGCCCCGGCTGTTGTCGCATCATCAAGCGATGATGCTGGTGAAGAAATAGCCCAGCGGCGCGCCGGTCATCTTGGCATCGAAGGCCATGTCGATCTCGATGCGGTCGGCGTCGCGGAGCTCCAGGCGGAATCGGCGGATCCGGTTGGTGTCGGGGCCGGCGCCGGTCAGCCCGGTCCAGTTGAAGTGGTAGCCCGCCGACGGCTGCATCAGGCCCGGCGTGGGCGTGGTGTAGCACAGCAGCGCCTTCTTGCCGCCGATGAACGAATACGACCCGGTGGCGCCCTCCGCCGCGGTGTTCTCGGTCGCGTTCATCACCAAGATCTCTTCGAGCTCGAAGATCTCTTTCAACCGGTCGAGGTTGCCCTTGGCGGGGCCGCCGGGGGTCTGGCCGTTGGAAAGCCGGGCGATGATATCGGGGTGGTCGACCAGCACATCGTAGACCGGGCGGCCCAGCACCATCTTGTTGGGCTCGATGCCGGTGCGCTGCAGAACCGCGCGCTTGCCGGCCCGAACGTCTTCGATCGGGTTGGCGGCGACGTCGTTCCACTGCAGGACCTGGTTGCCGGACGGCGCGGAGGCAACACCGGTGATATCGGTGCCCCAGACGCCGGTCGTGAAATAGGTCGAGTTCCAGATCTTCTCGCGGCGGATCAGCGCCTTCTGGGTGAGCCAGCGGGTGGCGTCACGGTCGGCGTCGAGCATCGAGTCCTGGTTGGCGCGGACCTCGTCCGGGATATCCTTGTGGAGCGCCCAGCGCCGCGCGAAATACGACCCCGTGGTGAGGCCGTAGCCGGAACCAGCGGACTCCGTGGCCGGCGCCCGTTCCTTCATCTCATCCCGGAAGAAATCGTCCTGGTTGTAGATGTAATAGAGGTCGGACTGCTTCGAGACCGGGATCGCGGGGAACACCCGCGTCGCGATGAAGTTGGACTCGCGCTGCATGTACGCGATGGAGATCGACGTGAGCGGTTGATTGACATGCACGTCGCCAGGAGTCGGCTGCATTTTGGTATCCTCTTGTCCAGGTTGTGGCGTTCAGGTTGCGAGATCAGACGACGCCGCGAGGCGACAGCAGGACCTCGATGACCTCGTTGGCGGCACCGCCGGTCAGGGCGACGCCGATCACCTGCTTACCGGTGGTCGCGGCGATCGCCTTGCCAGCGGCGTCCGAGGTGACGCGGGCGCCCGCGGCGACGGTGGCGCCAGCGATCACCTTGGTGACGCCACCGACCTGGATGGTCGCGGCGCGGCCCGACGCCGGCTTGTTCTGCAGCACGCCGATCTGGGTGAGATCGGAGGCCGCCGACAGCACCGCGGCACCGGAGCTGTTGGGCTGGACGATGAGGAATTGAGACGCCGAGAGATCCGCACCCGCCAGAAGGGTGATGCAGGAGTCGGCTTGGTTCGTGGCCATTGTTCTGTTCCTACGTTGGCGGGCGCGTTCGTCCCGGTTGGAGGTCGACCGGCGCCGGCGTCAGCCGACGGACTTCGACGGGTTTTCCGCCAGATACTGCTCATAGAGCTCCGGCTGTTCGCTCATCACGCGCTCGACGGCGGCGTTGTAGTTGATGCCGTCCTTCTCCGCGCGCGCCTTGGCCACCGCCGCGAACCCGGTCCCCGCGGCATCCGGAGCGTTGCGGCCGACGCGCGTGGTGAGCTTGGTGACGTTGGTCTGGGCCTGGGCAGCCGCGGTCTTCAGCAGCTGAATCAGCGCGGTGGCGTCCTCGGCGGTGCTGGTGCCCTTCTCGATGCGCAGCAGCAGCGGGCCGACGACGGCGGGATCGCCGATGCCGATTTCCTTCGCCTTCGCCACGGCCGTCGCGGTGTCGCGCTCATCGACCAGCGTGGCCAGCAGCTTGGCCTGCTTCTCGATGGTGGCCTTCGCCTTGGCGATTTCATCGGCGAGCGCCGGGTCGGGCGCGGCCTTCGCTTTGGCGAGGTTGGTGGCTTCGAGCTCCGCGATCTTGTTGTTGGCCGCTTCGAGCGCGGCGGTCAGCTGTTCCATATCCATGATGGTCTCCGTCACGAGGGTTGCCAGAAACCCGTCAAGGTCTGGCGTGGCGCCGAACTGTTCGGCGGCAACACGGGCGATATCGGGGGCGAGCTTCAGCACCGCGGCGGTCAGCGCCTTGCCGACCTTCTTGGGGTCCTCGCTGTCGGCGCATTTGCCCTTGGCGATGCACGCCTTGTGGTCCTTGCAGTCTGCGCAGGGTTTCATTTTTGCCACCTTCACGATGGTCACCTTGGCTTCGGGGTTCGAGCCTTCGGGGACAAGGGAGATCTCGTTGACGTTCAGGCGACGCAGCGCGGTGCGCCCCTTTTTCTTGGGCTCTTCGGTCACGCGTCGTCCTCCGGGATCCGGTGCGCGGTGCCGCCAATGCTGAACGCCGGCAGCAAGCCGGCGCGCACCATCTTTCGGACGGCTTCGGAATGGATTTGCATCCCGATCCACCACCCCCGGATCGGCGTTGTCGCGTTCAGCGCGGCGGCGAATTCGTCATCAACGATGACGCTTTCGACTATTTCGCCAATCTTCACGCCTTTGTGGAGTAGATCGGCGCGGCGGTGGTCGGAAATGAACCGGTGAGCGGCAGTTGCCAGCGTGCCGATATCAACGGTATCTGCGTCGTCGTCTTCAACCGGAATGCCGTTTACCGTGGCAACACTGGCCCATCCCCGCACGAATTCACCGGTGGGCGCTGCCTTAACAACGCGGTGCCGAAACGTTACGCTTTCGGGATCGGTTGACATCCGACGTGGGGCCTCTCGTTGTCCCCACGCATAAGGCGGTTTTGTGCGCTGCGTCAATCCTTGGGGTTGTGTCGCCGGGTGAATACACCCTACGCGGCGGCGTCATCCGGGTCGGACTCCGGCACGAACGCGCCGAGCATCAGCCGGCCGGTGTCTTCGAGCGCGGCGTTGATCTCGAATTCGGTCTGGTCAGCCGTCGCGGCGTCCTGGGAAAACGCCTTTTGGGCTTCGAGCAACCGATCCGCCAGCGTCAGCAGGGCGGTCTGCGCGGCTTCGCTCGCCGGCACCGGGGTGGTGAAGGTGGCGGCGAGATATCGGCCCAGCCGGTCAGGGGTGTGCCAGGTCGTGGTGGCCAACGACGCGTCGCCGCCCATGAATTTCGCGGCGTAGGCCTTCGCGGCGTCATCGATCGCTGAAGCCGGATTGACCTCGCCGCCGCTTTCCACCCAGGTCTTCCAGGCACCGGCCACCACGGTGGCGAATGACCGCAGCACGGCGTCGACCACGTCGGGGTCATCAAGGCTGTCCTTGGTGATCTCGATGGGATCGAAGAGGTTTCCCCCTTGCTGCTTCAGTTTTTGAGCCTCGACCGCTGTTGTCGGCATCGTCATTTCTCCGGCGGCAGCAATAACACTTCCATGTGGGTGAAGCCATTCGGCTTTTTGTGCTTGCTCAACAGCACGAACCGTGCGCCGGGAAGGGTCGACAGCTCGTATTCGCCGGCATGGTTGCCGGTTGCGAACGACGGGATGACCTTGGCGCCCGGTGCTGTGATGAACGTGACCTCATGCGGCCCGAAGTGGGTGGTGGCGGTGGGGTGCGTCGACGTCGACATTTGGGCCGTCGCTTGAATCACCATGCCATCGGGGGCCGCCAACAGCTGCTTCACCATGCCGGAATCCATTTCGTGCCAGCGGGTGAGACGCGATCCGGCCGGCAGCTCGACGGCATCCTTGTGAACCGCGTCGTTCATCTTGGCGAGGTTGACGCCATCGAATTCCTTTGCGCCGGCCCGGAGGGCCATTGCCATGTCGCTGTTGTATTGCGTTTTGGCAATGAACCATTTCGAGAGTTGGTCGAAGCTTTTGTATTTCTTGGCAGCTTCGGTCTTCCACTGGTCCGAAACCGGCATCACCTTGGCCGGCTTCAACGATGCCGGATCTCGCGCGGTTTTCCCCAGGGCCACCCAGAACCCGAACTGTTCGGCTTTGGGGACCTGCTTAACCGTCGTCCCGAACGGCTTTCCTTTGAATTTTGCCGAAATGTCGTTGATGTTCTTGACGGAAACGACGTTGTGGAACGCCAGCGCCGGTTTCGGGTTCAGGACCTCGTCAAGCTCCGCGATCATGGCGCTGTGGTAGTCTTGAACATACTTCGACGGGTGCTGCGAAAGCGGCTTCTGCACGCCGGTCGGGTTGCCGGAGGCGTCGAGCTCTGGATAGGTCAGGTTCTGCAGCGCAGCCATGGTGCCGGTTAAGCCGGCAGCCTTGACGGAATCGATGGCGTCCTGGTTGGCCTTGTTTTTCCAGGCCTGCGAGCTCAAGCCGGAGCCCTTGCCTTGCCAGTTGAAGAAATCCGGGGCTTGCGGCAAGCGCGTCGCGAGCTTTGCGGCGGCCTCGGGCCCCTCGGGAACCTTGGCCGGAAGCGGCGCCGCGGGTTTCGGCGCCGCCTTGGGAGCCGGAGGCGTCGGGTTCGCCGCGCCGACCACCAGCGCGGGGTGGCTGCCGGCGGGCTGATTCTCGACCACCTTGGCAGAGGACCCCATGGCGGCCAGCGCGGCGTTGGCCGCCTTTTGCTGTTGTTTTCCGTAGGTGTTGCTGCCGAATTTCATGGCGAGCAACCCAGCGGTGTCGCCCTTCGCCGCCATTGCCGCGATCTTGTCGATCTTGGCGTTGTGCGAGGCGGCGTTGGCCGGCGACTTCGTCTTGAAAGCCTCGAAGTTGGGCATCGCCGGTGGCGGCTGGGCCGGAGCTGCGACCGGAGTGAGGACGGCCTTGGTGGCCCGGTGCGGAGATCCGCCGGCTGCCGTGATGGTTGCCGCCCCAGACGCCACGTTGGCGGCATCAGCCGCCGCCGAGCCGACAGCCGCCGCCATCAGCTCGTTGTAGAACTTCGTCATGGCTTGGCCACCGGGCGTCGCCGCCGACCAGACCTTGTTGTAGGCCTTCAGCGCGTCGATTTCCTTGCTCAATGCCAGTTTCATCAAGGCGATGGCGTGCTTGCCGTAGACCTCTTTTGCGTCGGCGCTCACCGAGTCCGGGATCTTCAACAGGGGCCATTTCGCTTTGGCCGCCGGCATCACGGCGGGCGCCGGTGCGGGCGCCGGTGCCGCCGGTGGATAGAGCGGGGCGCCGAATTTCTTCTGCCAGATCGCGACCATGTTGGCGTGGTGCGTAGCCAAGAAATGGGTGGCCGGGTAGTTTTCCAGCCCGGTGTTCGGGTTCTTCTGGCCGTAGGTTTTCAGCATTTCGGCATCGCCGTTTTTAACGGCGGCCAACATGGTCGAGGCGATTGCCGCCGAATTGGTGCCGGCGAGTGCGTAGCCGGCCGGGACGTCCTCCCCAAAGCCGGTTGGCGCTGGTGGGTCGACCTTCGGGGTGTATGCCGGCGTCGTCACCTGGGCGCTGGCCTGGGCCGCCTTCAGGATCGCGGTGTTGTGGACCTTGATCTTGGATTCGATGAAGTTGGTCACCGCGGCAGCTGATGAAGTCAGCACGGCTTCATCGTCGGCGCCAAGAGCGTTCGCGTTTTTCTTCATCGAAACCCAATACGGGACGTAGTTCGCCATCTTCTTGAAGTCGAAGGCGAGGGTTTCGAACGCGGCGGTGTCCTTGATGCCGTTGGCAGGCGTCATCAAGTCCATGAATTTCTCGGCATACGTCTGAATGGTGTTCAGATACTGTTCGGCGCCGTCGCTGATCTTGTGATATGGCTTCGGCGATGTGTTTTCGAGCAACGCGCCGTCGGGAAACACCACGTTGTTCGGAGTCTTCGCGGTCGGCGAAAGGATCATGCCGGGCAACCCGTTTTTCAGCGGGGGGCCATTGAGGTTGAGATACCCGCCCTGATCAGGTGGCGCCGTGTTCGGCAGCGGCGGCACCGGCGGCGTCGCGGCCGGCGTGGAGACCTTCGGTGCCGCCGTGGTGGCCGGCTTTGCTGGCGCCGGCACGGGCGCGGCCGCGGTGGCGAGCCCCGCCTTTTTCACGATGGAGTCCCGCCGCGCCGTCAGCAGCGCGACCATCCCGTCCTTTTGTTTTCCTTCGAGGATGGAGCCCACGACCGCGGCGATCTGGTCGTTGGTGATCGCCGCAACCTTCTTGGCGGATTCCTGCAGCTCCGCCTGTGTCATGCCGCCGAACACCGCGGCTTGCTCGTTGGTCGTCTTCCGCATGGTTTCCCATTCCGAGGCATCGGGCCCTGGCGGGGGGTCTTTGGGTTGCCCCTGGGCGCGAAACAACAGCGCGCCGCCGGGATCGATGCAGGTCGCCTTGCCGCCGACCAGCACGGTGTTGTCGTAGCCCATGCCGAGCACGTCGTAGTTCGCCAGCCACGCGTGAACCGCGAAATCGGCACGCGCCGCCGCGATGTGCGCCGGGTCGTGGACGTCGAACTTCGAGAGGGTGGCGCCGCTGATCATCTTGGTGGCGACGCCGAGGCCGCCATTCCACTCGGCGCCGAGATCGACCAGTTTCATGTCGACCGAGCCGGCGCCGGCAAGGGCGGTGAGCTTGGCGGCGAGGACCTCGTTTTTCGCCCTGGCATCCGAGACCACGGCGCCGGTCTTCGCCTTCGCGTTGTTCCCCTTGACCAGCCAGAGCTTGCCGTCCTCCGGGTTGGTGTAGATCGCGCCGGGGTTGGAACCGCCAGGTTTCGGGGCGACCGGCTTGCCCCAGCTCGCCAGCTTGGCTGGGCCTTTCAGCGAATCGACCGCGGCTTCAGCCTTCGGCTTGGCGGCGGCATCGCTGACCACCTTTGACACGTACTGGTGGAGCTGCGCCGTCCATTTCATGTGGCTGGTCGAGGCTCCGCCCGCGGCAACCTTCGCCTTGTTGGCTTCGACCTTCTGATGCAGGGCGACGATCATGTCGCCGAGCGCGCCGAAGTTGCCGGTCTGGGCAAACTTGAGGGCGGCGTCGGCTTTCGCCTGATAGACTTGGTTTTTGCCGGCGTAGCCACCGGCCAGCGTGGGCGGCACCACGAGGCCATCGGCGCCAACGGCCATCCACTGGCCTCCGAGCGGCGTTCCGGCGGGCCAGCGCGCCTGGGTCTGGCTGTGGTGGTTGCCGGCCTTGCCGCCGGCCTTGCGGAGCTTGCCCGGGCGCGGCAATTCGAACTCGATGGCCTTGGCCATTTCCTGGTCGTGGCTCCGGTTCAGGAACCCAGCCAGCTTTTCCGGAGGTGCCAGTCGCAGCGCCTGGGTTTCCCAGCCCATGTCGGCCGGGGTGCCGCCGACGCGTTCCGCGAGATAGTATCGGGCGACCGAGGTGTCGCGCTCGACGTCGGCGAAGTGGCCGACAAGCTTCACCTTCAGCCCGGTTTCCTCGTAGGCCTCTTTGATGGCGCTGGCCTGAAGCGACAGGCCGCCTTCGACGGTGCCTTTCGGAAACGTCTGTTGGTAGCCGCCGAAGTGGTTGGTGGGTTTCGTCAGCCAGACCCGGCCGTCGGGTTCGCGGATGACGACGCCGGCGCCCAGGTTCTTGCCGCGCACCGGTTCGAGCGGGCCGGGATCGATCGCCGGGTCCTGGCCGGAGACCGAGGCCCACCCAGCGGTGGTGGTCGGGGGGCGCCACGAGGTCAGCGGGACGCCGTTCAACGCCGCCGGCAACGCGCCGGTCGGCGTGAAGGTGGCCACGGCCTCAGGGTTGTCCCAAGTGTCGGGCTGCGATGGCCTCGACGGGTTCTGGATCTTGACGTCGGGGTCGCCGGGTTTCCGGTTGGGGTGAGGGGTGCCCTGGATCTTTGGCATCACCGCGCGCGGCGTCTTGTCGCCGAGAACCGCGGCCGGGCCGGCTTCCTGTTGCGCCTTGCTCGCCGGGTTCAGCCCGATGCCGTATTGCGGGGCCATGATGGTGTTGCCGTTCCCGCCGATGACTGACTTCGGCGCGAACTGGCCCCCTTTGGCGCCCGGCGCCCCGGCGGGCCAGCGCCCTTTCATGAGCTTGGCGATCCGGGAGCGGTTGAACATCGGCGGTGCCTCCTGCAGACCAGCCGGTGTTACCACGACGTCGAGCCCGGCGACAGAGCGTTAGAAACCGGCTACATCAGCGGCATGGGCCGCCCATCCCGCGCCGACGTCTACATGCGGTTGCTGGCAACCGCCGATGATCTCGAAGCCATGGCCGGTGACCACGGCGCGACGACTGGCGCCACCGCGCTGCGCGCCGCCGCGACGCTGCTTCGCGTGCTGGCGCGGGCCTACTTCCAGGCCCTATGACGACGGCGCCAGCTGCTTCGGCTCCCATTGCCGGATGAAGACGGTGCAACGGCAGTTGGGGTGCGCCGGGGGTTGCTGGATCGGCCCCTTGGGGGTGGCAAAGGGTTTTGAGAGCTCGACGCCGCGCTTGGGGTTCAGCCCCGGAATTGGTGCGCAGATCTCGCAAAGCCGCTCGTCAGTCGCCGTGATCCAAAGCCGCCGCACCAGCGCGCCGTCGACCTTGCCGCCGGTCACGGCTTGATCCCAGGCGGCGGTGACGCCGGCATTGGTGGCGCGCAGGGACTCCGTGCGGGCGATGGTTTCCGACCGGTATTTCCGATATTTCCGGGCGTAGGCCTCGACCATCTTGTCGATCTGCTCTGGCTTCAGCGGCTTCCCGGTCTCCATTGCGTTGCGCAGCTGCCCGTCGAATCTGAAATCGCGAAGCCGCCGTTCCTCAATGCCGTCTTGCGGAGCGCCGTCTGGGCCGGGCTCGAAGACCTGGCGGCCGTTGCGTCGAGCGATCGGCTTGCCGAGACCCCAGCCGGCGGCGTTCCGCTTCAGATGGAAGGTTTCGAGGTGCTTTCGGAAGTTGGCGACCGCCTTGTGCTGGCGGGTCGTCAGCCCGACCGCGGCGCGGACCTGGCGCGCGGTTTCGATCGGGTTGGCGCCGGTCTGAAGGCCGGTCATGACGGCGTCGCGCACCGCCTCGCGGGTGCCGTCGTTGATCTGGCGGATGAGGGCGAAGGAATAGCTCTTGACCCAATCCAGTACCGGTTGCGCCACGCGGTCGAAGGTGAAGGTGACGCCGGTGAGGTTGGGCGCCATGCCGGCGGCGGTGGCGGCACCGGCCGCCCATAGCGCGTCCTGCATCGCGGCGGCCACGGCGGAGGGCGACGTCTGGGCGGCAATATCGGCGATGAGTTGCAACACGAAGCCGGTATTGCCGGCCTTCAGGGCCGCAATGATGGCTTCGAGGTCGACCGTGGCATGGGAGGTTTCGAGGAAGTCCGAGATCGCCTTGGCGATGGCGGGTTCGGCCTTGGCGGCGAGGCGTTCGAGCTCCGCCACCGCTTCCGGCTTCGAGGCCTTGGCGACGGGTATCGCGCGCGGCGGCACGAACCGGTAGGCCCCCGGAAAAATAATCGCGGCCGACCTCATTTTGTTGTTTCCTTGTGTGATGGTTGTGCTATTGATGTTGACGCCGGAGGGGTTCCGGCGCTTCAACGAGGAAACCTACACCATGCCAAAGCTGGTTGCCTACTTTTGCCAACGCATCCGGGAAACCACCACCGATCCGGCCACGCCGGAAGCCGTGAAGGCCGCCATCAAGGCCATGGCTGACGAATTCACCGCCTCCAAGCCCGGCCGTAGCGCGGTGGTCACCGAGGACGGCGCTCAATTCTTCTACAGCACCGGCCACCCGGCGGGCGGCGTGTTCCTCCGCAACGAGGCCACCACGGACGCCACCGAAGAGCTGGGCGACCAGATGAACCCCTTCGACAAGGTGGCCAGCAACGCGCCGCCGAAGGGCGCCAAGCTGAACTGATCAACACGGCCCGCGTCGCAATGGCGCGGGCCTTTCCTTTCGGGGGGGGCATCATGACGCACCGCTCTAAGCCGACCCGGTTCAGGCTGGGCATGGACTCCACGGTGGGGATCCCGGTGATCCGCACCCGTGGCGATCACGTCGCCATAATCGCATACATCACCGCCCCGGATCCGGGGGAGCGCGCCGCCTTGGCGGAGGCCGTTGTCAACCTTCTGGTGGCGACGACGCCGCAACCGCCGGCCCCGCGCGCGAGCTCGAAGGAAGCCCGCGCATGACCGACCTCCGCATCATCAACGGCCGCACCGTGACCGGCACCGAACCCGCCGTCCTCGCCGAAGGCCGCCGCGCCATTGCCGAGCTGGTGGATAGCTGCCGCGCCGCGGGGATCCCGCCGAAGGTCACCATGACGGCGTTGACCACCATGGGCCTCACCGAGCCGGAAGCCGGCGAGCTGATTTGCGAGATCCGCGACCACCGCGTCCCGGAGCCCTGTTTCCAGTGCAACGGTGCCGGCGGCATCATCACCAGCGATGGACCGGCGCGGTGCCACCGCTGCGACGGCGACTTCTACGCTCGTCTTCGCTTCGCGCGGGACGGCTTCTGAAAGGAACACCCATGCCGAGATTGAAACGAGGGACGCCACCGCCACGCGGTGGTGGGTCCTGGCTTGACGCTTTCCCCTTCGAAAAGCTGGCGCCCGGCGAGTCGCAATACCTGACGGTGCCGCTCCACGATGGCCACAGCGCGGAATACATCCAGCGTTATGTGCTGCATTACCTCCGCCGCCACCGCCTCACCGAAGTCTACACCACGCGTCAGGCCTCGGACGGCGTCCGGGTCTGGCGGATCCGCTGAAAGGAACGCCGCCAATGGACAACCCCAACGAACTGAACGAAGAGACCGCGCGGTTTCGCGCCAAGATGAGCGCGATTGAGAACGCTGGCGTCTGCATCGCTTGTTCGCTTCAGGAACTCACCGGAAAGCCGGTGCCCCTAGGGTTTTGGCACCTGTTGCCGCCGAGGACGAAAACAAACGCGATGGCTCTTGCCGCTCGCGTCATCACGGCAGCGGAGGACGTCGCGCCACGGCTGATGGAAGAGGCCCCGAAGGACGCCACCATTCAGATCTGGACCGTCAACAAGCGGTGGGTTCGGTGCCGGTGGGATGCTGATCTGGCCGCCTGGGTGGGTGACGACGGCCACCGTCTCGGAGTATTCGATGCTCTATGCTGGCGTCCGGAATATCCGGCGCCGTCCGAGGGGCGACTCCGTGAGCTTTCCACCTGACAAGATCCGGGCTTTTCTCGCAACGGCCCACGCGATTTGCGATGCCCGCTACGGCGGGCGTCCTGATTTCCGGTTCCTCGCCGCCGCCGCGCTCGAAGAGATCCGGCCCAGCGACCGCCGCGAGATCTTGCTGGCCATAGGGTTCGACCGGCATGAGCTCGCCGCCGCGACGGTAGAGTGGGCGCGGCTCGAAGCCGCCTTCGCCGATTTCCTTGGTGGCGCCGACGTCCTCGATGTGCTCCACGGCCGCGCCCCGGCACCGGCGAAACGCCAGCCGGCACCCCGCGAGCCGTTGCCGGAGGCGCCGGCCGTCATCGGGATCGATCTGGCGACAAAACCATCCAAAACCGTGATGTGGGTTCCGTTGGCGCCGATGCCGCGACCGCCGGATGAGCCCAAGGCGCCGGCATTCGTTGTTGATGCGCCAGTCGAGCCAGCGGAGCCCGTGGAGCCGCCGCCGCCGATTCCCTTACCGGAAACCCGGCCGGTGCCACAACCGCTGCCGGTGCCTCGCGCTGGCCCGCCGGTGCCGGCTTTGCCGCCTCGCCGAGCTCCGCCGCCGCCGCCGGAACCGGAGCCCCCGGATCTCGCGGAGCCGGTGAGGCTGACCCCGAAGGTCCCCGGCTTGCCGTGGCCGGTGAAAACCGCGCCGCCGCGAAAGCCGGTCGTCATCCCCGCGGCGCCGCCGAAACCGCCAGGTCAGTCCGACCGAGACCGAACCAAGGACCTGGCGGAGTGGGCGCGCCGGGTGTTGCCGGCCGACTTCAACATCGTGTTGCCGCCGCGCCGGCGGAAGTGATCACTGGTCGAGCTGGTCGACGGCGGGATCCGCTGGTTGCGGGCCCTGGCCGGGCTGGTCTGCCATGTCGCCGGCATCTTCCGGCGCTTCCGGCAGCCCGGCGAGACGGCGGATGTGGTTTTCCAACTCGCGGTCGGGGAACAGCGGGGCGCCGGCGCCAGCCATGGCCGTCAACAGCGCCGCGATGGACGCCATGTCGGCGGTTTCGAGGTCGCCGAATTTCAGGCTGGGCATGATATCGGCGTCGAATCCGTTGTAGGCCCAGATCTTCCGGACGACCTCGGTGTTGAAGGTGTCCGTGATGCTCTTGCCGAACCCGCCGATGGCCGCCGCGAAGAGCGCGGTCTTGTCGGATGACAGGGCGAAGGACCCAACGGCCTGTTGGCCAAGAAACAGGAAGTCGGCCAGCGCCGCGGTGGCGATGTAGCGGTGCCACCGCTCAATGATGGGGCCGGTCTGCATCTGGCGCGAGCTGCCGGTCCCCAACAGCACGATCTCGTGGGTCCGGTTGCCGTGGCGGTCGTATTTCGCCGGCAGGACCATGCCTTCTGACTGGTCGCGCCGGATCAAGGTGACCAGCTTGCGGTAAGACTGCAGTTCCGCCTTCTGTGCCGCCGACGCCGTGGCCTCGAAATACTCCGGCGGCAGGAAAATGATCGGGTAGCCGGCGAGGTCACGTTCGACGCCGATGGCCTCGACGTTCTCCATCTTCGTCACGATGTTGTAGGCCCGCCAGCTGGTGCGCAGCAGCGACCGGCCCTCCGGGTTGTTGAGCACCTTGGTCGTCCGAAACAGCGCGAGGCGTTCGCGGGGGATCTCGATCATGCCTCGACCTGGCGGCATCTGTTCGAGGCCTTCGAGCTCTTCGGTCTCCGCGTTGAACAGCCACCGGTTCAGCGTCAGCTGCGAGCGCAGTTCGAGCGCGGCCGGCGCCAGATAGCCGTCGTTGAACTTCGAGGTCTTCAGGCGGGCGTCGCTGCCGCTTTTCTCGCCCCGACGCTGCTTCCAGATGATTTCGAGGGGGGCAAACCCATAGACGAACATGGTCACGATCTCATCGACCACGTCGGGCCATGTGGTGGCCATGTCGTCAAGCATGCCTTCGAGCAATTCCTTGGCCTTCTGGCCTTCCACGGTTTCGTCGCGGGCCTGAACGGTCCAGGTCGCGTTGCGCAGCAGCATCTGCACCGCGAAGAGTAGGGCGCCAACGGTGGTCGAGTTGTCGGCGATGTTGCGGTAGACCCGCATGCCGCGAAGGCCGCGGAGCTCCGGTTGCTGCTCTTCCTGCAGCCACCCGCCGGTCTGTTGAAGACCGATGAACCCGATTCGCTCGTCGGTCGGCGTGGATCCCTCAATAAAGCCCGGCTGCGACCCCGGCGTCTTCGGCGTCCTCGGCTTCCTGGCCATAGTAATCCCCGTCGTTCCTGCGCTGCGCGATCACTTGGTCATGCCACGGCTGCGAATTGGGCGCCACCACGGCTTCGACAAAGACGCCGGGCCGGGTGCGGCGGAGCTGTTCCGTGGCGAGCGCCAAGGCCATGACGCAGTCGTCGTGGAAGCCCGGCGGCGCCGAGTATCGAACGCCGGTGCGGGTGTATTGGTACTCGAACGTTTCGAGCTCCGCGCGAATGGCGCCGTCGGGAAAGCTGACGTGGCCGCTATGGATGGCCAGGACGAGTCCTTCCATCAACTTTTGTTTGCTGGTGGCGGTGAACTGGTAGCCTTCAACCTCCGGGCACTTGTCCTGCAGGCTTTCCACCACCGGATCGCCGACGCCGGTGGAGTCCACCAGCGCGGGCCGATAGCCGATGATCTCCACCAGATCGCGGGTGGTCTTCGCCCAGGGCACCTTTTGCCAGCGGCTGAAGCCACAGGTCTGCCCGCTGCGATCGAGGCCGATGACAACTGTCCAGTCCTGGGATTTCGCCAGGTCGGCGCCGATGACGACCGGCACGTTTTCCGAAAGCGGCTTGACGCACCGGGCGATGGCGGCGAGGCCAAACGGGTTGCCGCCGTCGTCCGAGGCCTCCGCCAGATAGAGCTCGTTGAACACCGCTTCCGGCAGCTGGCGCCGGGCGTCTTCGATCTCGCCCTTGTCGAGCACGCCGCCGCTGACGGCATCCCAGGCCGTCAGCTTCGCATAGGACATGCCGGGCTCTCCGGCTTCGGCCTGCCGGGCGAGGTTGTAGAACCAGTTTTTCCGGCCCTTCACGTTGCCGATGCAGCGGAGAAGGCCGCGTGTCGCCGTCAGCGTCGAGCGGATGGCATGCCATGCCGCTTCGCGGGCGCGGGAGGCCTCATCGATCACCGCGGCGCGGACGTCGTCGCCGTAGAGGTTGTCGGGTTTCTCCGCGCTCCGGAAAGAGATCACGGCCCCGGTATGGACCAGCGTGATCGTCAGTTCCTGGTTGTTGACGTGGATGAGCTCGCGGGGGACCCCGCGCTTCATCCGGCGAAATGCGATCTTGGCTTGCTGGTAGACCGGGGCGACCCACCAATAGTTGTCGCCTTCCCGGCCCGTCAGGGCTTGCTCGAACAGCCACGCGATGCACCCGACGGTCTTGCCGGCTTTGGTGCTGGCCTCAATGAAGCTGAACCGCGCCGGCGCGCCGTCGACGTCGAGGCCATCGAAGATGGCGAGGCGTTGCGCGCGGTAGAGGGGTGGCCGTTCGTAAATCAGTTCCGGCATCACCCGTCGACCGGCTTGGCGTCCCCGATCCGGATGGTGAACTTGAAGGGCTGGCCGTCGCCGGCACTCGCCGGGGACTCGACGTCAACCTTCGTTTCGCTCTCCGCGCCACGCCACCCGGCGCGGCACTGAAGCCAGAACTTGGCCGCGTTGACCTGTTGCTTGTTGCCGACGGTGGTTGCCGCGGTCGCCAGCGCAGCTGCGACTTTGAGGTTGAGCTGGTCGGCGCCGTGTTCGAGCTCGTCAGCATAGTGCGCCTTCAGCGTCGGCAGTGCGATGCCGACCAGCTTGGCGATTTTCTCGTGGCTGTGCCCCAACGCCGCCGCCAACTGAACAATGACGGTGTTGGTCTGGGTCTTTTGGTGGGTGCCCAGCTTGGGTGCGCCAAGCTTCGGGCGGAGTTTCGATTTGGCCATGCTCGTCATCCTGGTGTGTGACATTTAGCACATCGCGCGACGCCGCGCGCCATTGCGGAACAATCCGGGGTTGCGTCCGTTCTTTAGTTACGGTATCAGACTGCAACCTGATGAAAGGAGGACGCGGTGAGCACCACGCCCCAATTCTTCGCGCTGGCGCGGCGTGTGGCCGAACGGGCCATTGCCGATGCTGACCGACTGCAGCGTGGCCGCTACATCCGCGACCTCGCCAGGATCCGCCGGCTCTGCCGCGGAGCGGAGATCAACGACCCCCGCATGATCGTTCCGGTGCTGGCAGCCGCCCTGAAAGCGGCTCTGACGGAAGCGGCCGGGGTCCCCACCATCGACGCGATGAAGCGAATCGCGGAGATCCGCGAGGTCCTTGCTGCCGAGCTCGACCAGGAGCCCGCCACAGACCTTGCGGCCTGATCACCACCACCGAAGCAACGAGGCTCCCATGACTCCCATGAACGATGTGACCGAACCGCTCAAGACCCGCGCGAAGGCCAAGAACCCCGGCGCGAAGGTGACCGCGAAGGCGACCAAGGCTCCGGCCAAGACGGTGACCGCGAAGGCCAAGAGCGTGGCCAAGATCGTGAAGCAGGATCCGACCCACCCCTACGCCATGGTCGCGGTGATCAAGAAGGGCAAGAAGGCGAGCGCGAAGGTCGCCAAGCCGGCGCTCGACGCGGAGCTCGCGACCATGGCGGCGATCCACAACGCCGCGATGGCGGAAATGGTCGAGGCTTCGACCTATGCGGTGCCGGAGCCGGTGCCCACCGAGGCGGAGGCCTCCCAGGCGCTGCCGGCGGAGGTCGAGGACGCCGCGTTCGATCAGACCGCGCCGGAGCCGGTGGTCGAGCCGGAGCCGGAGCTGGTGGCGGAAACGGCGGCGGTCGAGCCGGTGAAGGCCACCAAGGCGGCGAAGCCGGCCAAGGCGGAACCCGCCGACGACAAGGCCAACACCGCCCCGGCCAAGGGTGCCAACGTCATGTCATGGGCGCTCGCGGAATCCGGCATCCTGCCGGAACCGGTGGCGATCCCGGAAAGCAACGCGCCGATGCGCGCCCACATCGCGGCGATGCACGCCAAGGCGGCGGCCGGCGACCTCGAAGGCGTCAAGAGCTACCTCATCGGCGGCACCAACACGTACTCGAAGCTGGCGCGGAACTATCGCGGCGCGCTGGTGCGCTACCTCGAAGTCTCCAAGGCGGCCTGATGCCGACTTACCGCGCCATCCGCCGTGGCAACAGCTCGCCGGACTGGTATCTGACCCGGAGGAAGGGGAAACCTCCGCCGGGTCAGCAACCGCCCTACGGGCCGAAGCCGAAGGCCGACGCCAAGCCGCCGAAGCCGCCGAAGCCGCCGAAGCCGAAACCCTAAACCCCCGAAGGGGTGCCCCGCTTGGAAGCCCCGCCCGCTCGTGGCGGGGCTTTCTTTTTGTCGGGCTCCGCGATCGTGACCGGGATCCCCACCGGCACCCGCTCCGCCGAGATCTCGGCGAAGTTGCGGCCGTCGTCTTCGAGGTATGCGGTCTCGCCGGTGAACTGCTGCCAGCGGGTGACGGCAACGTCGACATAGGCGGGGTTCAGCTCGACCGCAAAGCAGATCCGGCCGGTTGCCTCGCACGCAATGATCGTGGTGCCGGATCCGGAGAACGGTTCGTAGACGACCTGACCGGGGCTCGAATTGTTCTCGACCGGCCGGCGCATGCACTCCACCGGCTTCTGGGTGCTGTGCCCGGTCTCCGATTTCTGGGGTTTCGCGATCTGCCAGAGCGTGGTCTGTTTTCGGTCGCCGTGCCAGTGGCCGGTGGCGCCCTTCCTGACGACGTACCAACAGCTCTCATGCTGCGAGTGGTAGTTGCCGCGGCCGACGACCAGCGCCGTTTTGCCCCACACGATGAGGTTGCGGACCTCGAACCCGCATTCCCGTAGTTCGAGCGCCAGGTCGACCATCTGGCGCTCGCCGTGCCAGACGTAGGCTACCTCGCCGGGGAACAGCGCCCAGGCTTCGCGCCAGCTGCCGCGGTCGTCGTTGAGGACGACACCCATGGCGCCGCCATTGTTGACGCCGGCACGTTTCCGCCACGCCGGGTCGTACTCGACGCCATAGGGCGGATCCGTCACCATCAGGTGCGGCCTCACCTTTCCCAACAGCTTTCCGACGGTGCCGGCATCGGTGCTGTCGCCACAGATGATGCGGTGGTGGCCCAGGATCCACACGTCGCCTGACCTGGTGGTCGGTTCGGTCGGCAGCGGCGGGGTTTCTTCCTCGTCTACCAGCCCGGCCGTGGCCGGCGGCGCGGTGAGGGCGGCGAGGGAATCGGCATCGAAGCCCAACAGGTCCAGGTTGACGTCGAGGGCGGCAAGGGCCTCGATCTCGGCGCGGAGGACGGCGTTGTCCCACCCGGCGTTGAGGGCGATCTGGTTGTCGGCGATGGCCAGGGCCCGCTTCTGGCCTTCGGTGAGGCCTTCGATAAACCGCACCGGGACCGACTGCAGTCGCAGCTGCTTTGCGGCATCGAGGCGGCCGTGGCCGGCAATGATGGTGCCGTCGGGCTCCGCCAGGATCGGATTGGTGAACCCGAATTCACGAATCGACGCCGCGATCTGGGCGACCTGATCTTTCGTGTGGGTTCGAGCGTTCCGCGGCGCCGGCTTCAGGGCCGCAATCGGGTGGTCGTCAGCGGTGCGAATGGTGGCTGGCATCTCGACCCATGTCGGGGAGTTGTGGCGGGCTCCGCTTCAACACCGAGGGGTCGGGGCGACGGGGTTCAAATCCGTCGCAGATGAAGCGGAGCCCGCAGGACGCCAGGATAACGAGGCGGAACCCCGGAGCCCTCCGCCGCTGATATACGGTGGCGATTGTGGCACGTCAATGCAGTTGCATTCGCGCGGCGGTTGCACTATGTTAACTGCCAGCAACCGAGGGGAAACGACGATGTGGATCTTCCTGAAAGATGCCTTTTTGAGCGTGGTCTACAAGGGCTGCAACCCGCACGAGGTGATGGTGCGGGCGCGAGTGGCCGGCGACATCAAGCGGGTCTTCCCGCGCGCCAAGGAAATCAGCGGCTTGGGAACCGACTACCCGTTTCGGGCGGTGGTCACCCGTGAAGAGCTGGCGGAAGCCTTGACCAACGAGGTCGAGGGGATCGACTACTCGAACTTCAAGTCGAGCGTTCGAGACTCGGCGCGGCACGATGCCTACATGGACGTTTGGTCGGCGATGGTGAAGCTGCAGCACGGCATGCGGCGGCCCCTGAAAGGCGGGGCTATGTATGACGATCACGCCGACCGGTTCTTTTCGACGTCGACGCGGAAGCGGCGCTGACCGTTTCGATCACGGCGAGCCTTGCGGCCTCGGTCGGGGAAACCCCCCGTTCCGAGGCCGCTTTGCATAGGGCGTTGTATTGCTCGCCGGTGAGCCCCACGAGAACAGACTTGGCGCCCGCGGCTCGCCGACGTGCTCGCATCGCGGCGTTGCGGCGCCGGGCCTGTTCGTCGTTGGTCATGACGGTCTCGCGAAGCTGTCGGCGAACCTCACCACCAAGTCGCAACAGGCCACCCCCAGGGCGACCTTCCAGAGCGCCACGTAGACGCCCATCGTAATCAGGATTGCCCAGCACCCGGTGCCGACGATGCCGATCCCCAGGGCCCAGAGCACCAACGCGGTGCCGTGCCAGCCCACGAAGGAACCCCAGCTATTGCGATTGATCTCGTTGCCGTCGGTCATTGCTGCGTTCCCGGCGTCTTGTAGCGGAGGTCGAGGGTGGCCTGCAGGATGACGCGGGCCTCCGGGTCGAGGACGCCGCGCTCGACCTGCCGGCGCCAGAATTCGCAGCCCTGGGGGCTGTCGGCCCACGCGAAAGCGTGGTGCAGCCGCATGATGTCGTGAAACGCGGCTTCGACGGCGCCGTAATCCAGCATGCCGGTGTTTTTGTCGCGAATCGGCGCTTTCGAAACCTTGGTGAGATCCATGGTTTTGCGGAAATGACGACGGGCCTTCTCGACCTCATCGTCCGTGATGCCGGCGTTCATCGCCATGCCGATCATCGTTTCGACGTCGTGGTCGCCGCGCTTGAGCTCAATCTTGGCATTGCGCAGCGCGTAGATCAGCACGCCTTCGGCGTCGACGCCGTTGATGACCAGATGCTGGGCGATCTTGGATCGTCTCACCCGTTTCTGCATCCTGGTTTCGTCAAGCATCTGTTCTGGGGTCAGCATGGGTGCCTCGTTTCTGGTGGTCAGCGCCAGTTTTTCCGTCCCGACGCCGCCTCGTTGGCGGCCTCGTCAACGGCGTCCGCAATGGCGCGGTTGCGGCGAATCGAATGGTAGATATCGGCGGCCAAGCCGCGTCGGATCGCGGCGCCCAGAGCGTTGTTGGCCACGGCCATGTTCAGCAGCTCTCGATCCCGGTCGAGCACCGCCTGGGCGGCTTCCTCGATGGTCTTGCCGGCTTCGACGTGGGGGCGCATCCGCTCAATGAAAACCAGTTCCGCCTTGGTCAGTTCCCGGTCCATGGCTGGGCTCCGTCAGGCTTCGTTGTTGCTGTAGCGGCAATCGGCGGGCAGATGGTGGGGCCGTTGCGCGAAGTAATCGAGAACCGCGTTTTTCGCGGCGTCGATTGAACGTTCCTTCTTTCGCAGGACCTTGCTGGTGAAATTCTCGCAATCGTCATAGGCCAGGACGTGGACCTTGATGATGCGGCCCTTCGACTCAATGCCGGGGCCGCTGAAATGGCCCAGCATCAGGTTCTGTCCATAGGCGTTACGGATGACGGCCACCGGGCCGTTCGAGGGGTTCGTATTCGGCGCTTGTTTCCAGCGTATCGGCGTCATGGCGCGGCCTCACTCTTGGATGGCCGCCGCCTTCGCGGCGCGGCGGCGCTTGGCGATGGCATCCATGTCCCGATAGAGCTTCGGGTTCGCCATCATCATCCTGATCATGCGGTTGGCGACCTGTTCGACCGTCATCCCGCCCTCTTTGGCGAGCGTGCGCATCAGTTCGAGCTGCGCCGGGTTCATCGTGAATTCGGCGTTCAGGGTGATGTTGGTGGTGTCGGGCATCGGTGGGTTCCTCGTTGGTGCCGACACCATGCCATCGTAATTTAATTACGCAAGTCCTTTTTTTCAGCCGGGGCGGTCAATTCGCGGAGCGCGGCGCGTTCCTCCGGGGTCGGCGTTCTGAATCGGCGGCGCGCCAGCATGGCAAGGAAGCTCGGCATCGGATTGAACTGCCGGGCGCGGGACACCAAGCCGCTGCCGTCGGGGTTGATCCACGCGGTGCGGGTGACCACCACGGCGCCCGCGATCACCCCGGTGGCGACGTCGAGGACGAAAACGAACTGGTGACCTGGCTCGCCCTGGGGGGCCCTGGTCCACCCGGAGCGGCGTTCGCCGTCGACGGGCTCGAAGTAAACGGTGGCCACGAAGACGTCACCGGCGCGGATGGCGATGGAGCTGCGGCGCTGGCGCTTGGCGGGATCGGGCATATCGGGGTCCGGTTCGAGGATGCCCGCCAGCGGGCCTGGGGTGGCCGCTGGCGGGCGTTCTGGTTCGAGGCTATCGGCGTGCGGAATTACTCGCCGTTGCCGCCGGTGCCCGGCGACTCGGCCGGCGCGCTACCGTTTCCGGTGCCGGCCGCCATCAGCGCGTGGGTCGCCGCCTCGATCTGTTCGAGCGGCACCACCACGCCCGGCGCCGGGCTCGACGCCGGAGGCACCGCCGACAACGACGCCAGGGTGCGCGCGATGAGCTCGACCGCTCCGGCCTGGGCACCGGAAATCCGGTTCTGACCGTCGAGGGCGAGGGCTTCGAGCGCCGCGTTGACCGATATCGCGCGCAGCGCGGAGATCCGGCCCGACGGCGCGCCGCCGAACTGCTCTTCGATCGACGGGTTGACCCGGTGGTTTTCGATGCTCGGCATCGCCTGGGGGGCATCGGCCGCGCGGAGAATCGACGTCAGCGAGCTGATGTGTGGACGTTGGTTCGAGCTCATTCTGGGCTTCCTTCTGGTTCGCCGGCAGCGCCGGCAGGGATCGCGGGATGCCCCGCGATGGGTTCCGGGGCGGTCGGCCCCGATTCGGTTGGCGCCGAGATCTCGGCGATCAAGGCGCGGATACGCTTCGACACCGCGGCGCGGTCCTCCGGCGAGGCCTCCGGCTCGACCTTGGCGTCGAGCAACCGGCGTATCAGCGCGGCCTCGCCGCTCAACACCGCGGCTTTCTTTTTCACCCAACCGGCGATCTGTGGAGGCGTCGGCACGAATGCCAGCTCGCCGTATTCACCCCTGACGATGCCGGTTGCGACCTCCGAGATCGCCCACCGCGGCAGCTCCGAGAGGGCGACGTCGTAGACCCGCAACTTCGATTTCATTTCAGCCAGGTCGAGCGTCGCCGACGTGAACGCCGAGAACATCCGCGCCATGGTGGTGGCGACGTACTCGCCGCCGGCCCGCTTCATCACGGGTTCGATGGCGTGCAGACGGCGTTGCAGGACGGCGCGGTCGGCCGGGCTGATAGCCTTGGTGAGAACCGGCGCCGGGCCTCGCCACTCGACGCGGCGCAACGCTGCCTCGATGATCGGCTTGGCTTCAGCGGCCAGGGCCGCAAAGCCGGTCGTGGTGGTGGTGGTGACCTCGTTTGTCATCATGTGCTCCCTTCGAGCATGTCGGCGACCTCCCCCCAGGTCGCCTTTCCCGGCTTCCGCCGGCGCCGAGTTGGTCGGGTCCGCTGCCGCAAGCTGTCAAGGACGGCGGAGCTGAAGAATGCCCACGACTTGATGCTTGCCGGGGGCCGGTCGAGGCAAAGCGCGGTCACCGCCGGGATGCAATCCAGCGACCAGCTGGCGCCCTTCTGCAGCCACTGAAACGGCGTCCCCATCGAGTAGAGATCGGGGCGCGTCATGTCGAGCGCGCCACCGGCGGCGTCGTAGAGGCTCTTCGCCATGGCCTCGAACTGTGCCGCGCTGGCCTTGGTGGCCTCGGTTTCCGTCACGACACCATGTAACGCATCGGCATATTGCGGCATCTGGGCCACATCGTCGGCAACCGATGGTTGTGGTTGATCCTCATCAAGCCGTCCGCCGTCACCAACAGCCGCTTCAGGTTCGTGGGGGGTAGGGGGGAGAGTAGACTCTTTGGCTATGGCTATGGCTGTGGCTATGGGTAAAACTTTTCGGGAGTGGCTATCGTTGATTTCATTATGGTTTTTGGCATCGTTGGGCCGCTGTTGGCATCCCGGAGCGGTAATAGTTGGGCCGCTGTTGGAAGCCCTGCCACCGGCCGCACGGAATTCCGCGCTCAACCGGCGCTGGCGATAGTAGCCGTCGTCGCAGAGCTCCCATTTCGCCAAAACCTCATTCCGGACCCGGTTCCACTGCTTCGTGGTGCACATCGCCAGCCGGGCCAGCACGGTATGATCCGAGGGCAGCGTGGCGTCGCGCTGCCATGCTTCCAACAGCAAGACGAGGTAGGCCTTGCGGGCATCCCGCGACATAGCCTGGGTCGAGGCGAGGAAATCGCCCCAATAGACCTTCAGGTATGGGGCGCGGCTCACCGCGGCGCCCCGGAGATCCGAATCAGCGTGGCTTCGAGCGCGGCGGCAACGGCCGCGTTCCTCGCCGCCGCTGCCGGCGTGACCATCACCACCACGCCAGCACCTGACGACGCAGGGGTTCCCCTCCGCACCAGGTCGTTCAAGACGAGCAAGGCCTGCTGGATCGCCAGCAAGTCGTCGGGCTCCGGGGGGCGTCGGTGCTGCGTCTGTTCCATTTCTGAACCTCTACACTTGCAGAAATATATCAACCGTGGAATACAGTCTAGGCGGTTGCATGTTGCAATCGCATCGCAACGAGGCGAAACGAAATGGCAGATCTTCCCGTCGCAGACGAGGCGGCATGGCACCAGCTCCGCCGGGTCAACATCGGCGGCTCCGAGGCCGCCGGGCTTTTCTCATGGTGGGCGCCGGAGGGCGGCGAGGCGCAAGCTCTTCACGGCTGGGAGGACCCGCCGCCGGGCTTCCTTCCCGTCGGCGCGATGAGCCCTTACCACGACCCCCACACTCTTTGGTTGGCGAAGCGCGGTGTCGTCGCCCCGGAGTTCGACGCCAGCAACGAGCGGATCCAGGCCGGGACGTTTCTGGAACCCGCCATTGCGGAGTGGTCGAAGGCGCGGTGGGGCTGGCCGATTCAGAAAGTCCGGCGCTACACCGTGCATGACGACGTCCCCGGTTGGGGGGCCTCCGCCGATTACGAATTGAAGGAACCCGGCTTGCCGGTGGTCGAGATCAAGAACGTGGATTTCATCGTGGCCCGAGACAAGTGGGTGATCGAGGACGACACGGTGGTTGCCGTCCCGATGCAGATCCAGCTGCAGATCCAGCATATGCTCGGCGCGCGGAAGTCCTCGCACGCCTGGATCGTGGCATGCGTTGGCGGCAACACCTTGGTTCGAGGCCGCGTCGAGCGGCACGAACCGACGATCGCGCGAATCGGCGTCGCCATCACGGCGTTCTGGGAGGCCGTCCGCACCGGCACGCATCCTCGCAGCGGGCTTTCCCGCGACGGTGTCGTCGCGGAGTTCCGTGTCGGCGAGAAAACGAACCCGCCGATCGATCTCCGCGCCGACAACGAGCTGCCGACGCTGGCCGAGAAGTATCTGGCCTGGAAGAAGCGCGAGGATGAAGCGAAACTGGTGCGCGAGCAGGTCGGCGCGTCGATCCAGTTGAAGCTGGGCAAGGCGTCGGCGGCGTTCTACGCCGGCGGCAAGATCTCGTGGCCTGCCATTGAGCGGGCCGAACAGACCATCGTCCAGAAGGCGCTGGTTTACCGCGGCGGGCTCACCGTGAGCCCCCAGAAAGCGAAGTGAGGACACCTATGTCGAACGATATTGCCCCTCGCGGGGGGAGTCTGTTGGAGCGGTTCGACCCTAACGTGATGAGCTCGGCGCCGATGACAGGCGGCGTCGGGTTGCAGATCACGAACATGGGTCAGGCCATGGAGCTCTCGAAGCTCATGGCGCTGTCCGGACCGGCGGTGCCGAAGGCGTTCCGCAACGAGCCGGCGCTGTGTTTCAGCGTCGTCAACCTCGCCGTGAAGTGGGGCATGGACCCCTACGCGGTCATCAAGAAAGCGTACGTCGTCAACGACGTCGTCGCCTTCGAAGCGCAGCTGGTGCACGCGCTCGTGCTGGTGAAGGCGCCCATCGTCGGCCGCGTCCGCAACGAATTCACCGGTGAGGGGCCGTCGCGGCGCTGCCGGGTCTGGGCGACCCTGTCGCCCCACGTCGCCAACCCTGACGGCGCCGACCCGGAATACGAATCGCCGCTGTTCGGGGTCATCAAGCCGAAGAATTCGCCGCTCTGGATCAATGACCCCGACCAACAGCTCTTCTATTTCAGCGTGCGGGCTTTCGCGCGGCGGCACTTCCCGGAGATCTTGCTCGGCGTCTACAGCGAAGACGAGATCGATCGAGGGCGCCCGCCGGCCGACGCCATCCGCGCGATGCCGAACCTGGACCAGTTCTCCGCGCCGCGGGCGGATGGCGCCAAGGGGCCGTTGATGGTGGCCGGCGGCGGTGGCGCCGGCTACAGCGACGCCGGGGTGTTCGACGGCGCGAAGGTGGAGCTGCAGCCGGAGGCCGCGAAGCCGGAGCCGGAACCGGAGCACCGGAACCCGACGCAGGAACCGCCGGCCACGAAGACGGCGACGCGCCGGGTGGTCGCGGATGACGACAAGGTAGTTTCGGACGCCGATGACCACGCCGGCCCGGTGATGCCGACGGAGATCCTGGCGGGGTTCGAGGCGGCGAAATCCAAGTGGATCCCGGCTTGGAACTGGTTGCGGTCGCAGTTGAACGCCCAGGCCGACGACGGGGTTCAGTGGCAGCTGGCGCAACGCTACAAGGCGGTCCTGCAACGGGTTTCCCGTGAGGACCCCGCCAAGGTGGCCGGCGTCCTCACCGCCATCGGCGTCAACCCGAAGTGGCTGGAAACCTGATGCGTCGTGGCAGTAAGCCGCAACCGGTTCCGCTGGACAGCGCGAACCGCGCCATGGGCGAGGCCTTCCGCCTCGCCCGGAAGCGTGCCGGGTTTGGCCTCCGGGAATCCTCCGAACAGCTCGGGGTCAGCATCAATACGATTCGGTGGCACGAAGCCGGGTCGCACATGATGCGCGCCGACACCGTGCGGAAGGCCGCCATGCTGTTCGATTGCAGTGCCGACGCGCTGATGGCGATGGAGCCCTGACCCATGGCGGATGCCATCAAGTTCAAGAGCGAGGCCGATCTGTGCGCCGCCTTTATCGCGGCCGTCGACCGCGGCAATAAAGAACGCTGGCGCGCCAACACGACCTGGACGTGCTACCCGGAAACCGAGGGGTTCGACATCCTGCTGGTTCGTAGTGACGGCGCCCAGCTCGGTGTTGAGGCCAAGCTGGCCGTGAACGTCGACGTCTTCCGCCAGATACTGCCGGAGCGCCATACCTATTCCGTGATGCAGCGCGGTCCCGACTTCCGCGCCATCCTGGTGCCGGATTACGCGGTGACCCCGAAGGGGCTGGGGTTTCTCTGCTTCGAGCTCGGCGTCGGGTTGCTGACGACGTCGCAGGAACGGCTGGGTTGGAGCGGCCGGCTCGGCGCCATCGGGTTCAGCCCAGGGCTGCCGCGATCCGACGTCGGCCCCGACGGCAACGGCTGGATGGAATGGTGCCCGGCGGAACGCTGCGCGGTGCCCGACTATGTCCCCGACGTCGCCGCTGGTGCCACCGCACCGGTGAAGCTCACGCCATGGAAGATCGCGGCCATCAAGCTGTTGATCGTGGCGCGGCGGCGGCCGGTGATCCGGCGGGATTTCAAGCATTTCGGGCTCGACGCCCGTCGCTGGATCGACCCCCGCACCGGGTGGCTGGAAAGCACCGGCGCCGGCTGGATCATCGGCCCCCACACCCCGACGCTGTGGCTACAGCACCCCAGGAATTGGGCGGAGATCGAAGCCAATTACGACCGCTGGGCGCCACCGGCGCCAGCGGCACTGATCTAGGGAGACCAACGTGGCAAAGCGAGGTTCGTCCTTCAAGCGCGAGGTCCACGACCATCTGGTGTCGGCTTTCGGCGCCGAGAACGTCCGGACTAACGTGCCAATTTCGCAACTGCGGCGCGGCGGATCCGACAGCGTTGAAATCCACCTTCCCGGCCAACCGCCGATCCAAACAACCGTCGCTGCCATGGCGATGGCCAGCCACGTCCTGCAACGCAAGGGGAACACGATGACGGGGAAGCGGAAGCAGAAAGCGGAGACGCAGCCAGGGCCCGACGTCGGCCACAACTCGGTGGCCGCCGACCAGTTGAAGGCCTTCATCGAACGAATCGAACGGCTCGAAGAGGAAAAGGCCGCCCTTACCGG